ATGAACACCCCGCTCATCATCGGCCTGAACGGCAAGGCCGGGGCCGGCAAGGACACCGCCGCCAACCATCTCGTCTCCCAATATGGCTTCGTCAAGATCGGATTCGCCGACCCGCTCCGGCAGGTTTGCAAGACGGTCTTCGGGCTGACCGACGCCGAGATGTCCGACCGGGCGCTGAAGGAAACAATCCTCGACCGCTACCCGCACCTCACCCCGCGCAAGATCATGCAGGTGGTCGGCACCGAGGCGTTCCGCAACAACTTCGATGGCGTCTGGATCGAAGCTTTCCTCCAGCAGGCCCGCAAACACCAGCGGGTGGTCGCCTCGGATTGCCGCTTCCCGGACGAGGGCGCCGCCGTCCAGGCCCTGGGCGGCAAACTGGTCCGGGTGGTGGCAATCGACAGCCCGTTCGAGACCCCGGACAGCGGCCATGCCAGCGAGGCCGTGGTCAACACGGTCAACGCCGACCACGAAGTCACCAACGTCTTCAACGACCCCAACGGCATCCATCTCCTGAAGCACCAGATGGACGCCATCATGATGGGCCTGGGGATTTGCCGCTGCGTCCAGCCGGGGTGTGACTGCGACTACATCCCGCCCGCGATCCGGGACTGACATGGGCGCCCGGTACAACCTCGCCACGCTGAAGATGATGTGGGAGGCGGGCGCCCCGGTCGAGGACATCGCGAAGGTCTTCGACCGTTCCCCCTCGAACATCCGCACGGCGTGTTGCCGCCACAAATTCCGCCGCCCGGCCGCCTTCAAAACCCAACAGGGGAAGAAGGCCCGCGCCGTCCGCGCCGCCAAGGAACAATCCCAATGAACCTGACCGACTATCGCGCTTCCGCGCTGCGTTTCGAGTGGTCCGAAATCCGCAGCGTCGTGGATGTCCGACTCCAGCACGGCATCATCGGCCTCGCCTCGGAACTGGGCGAGTTGCTGGAGGTGTCCTTCGCCCCCGAGTTCGACCAGGACCGCTTCCTGGACGAGGCGGGCGACCAGCTTTGGTACATGAACCTGATCGCCGACGCTCTCGGCGACAACCTCGACACCCACATCGTCATCCCGCGTGAACGCCCGGTCATGGAGGAGGTGCTGGCAGAATACGCCTTGCACGTCTCCAGGCTGTCGGACGTGCTGAAGAAGGCGCTGTTCTACCGCGACCGCGCCGTCTGCCCGACCAAGGTTCGCCTGCATCTGGGCGGCGCATTGTCGTGCCTGAACACCCAGGTCGTCTCGGTTGGATCGTCCCTCCAGGGGGTTGCCGACCAGAACATCATCAAGCTGGAAGCCCGTCACGGCGCCAAGGCGGGTGCGTGATGGGCGCCCCCGCCGTCTACCTCGCCGGCCCGATGAAGGGCCTGACCTTCGAGGCGTGCAACCGGTGGCGGATTGAGGCCGCCTTCCGCCTCGGCGAACGCGGCATCGCCACCATCAACCCGGTCGAGGCTGAACTGATCGCCCACCAGGGCGCGCTGTCCTGCTCGGGCAACGGGATGATGACCAGTCCGAAGGCCATTGTCGCGAAAGACCGGCATTACGTGCTGAACCGCGCCACGGCGATGCTGGTCAACTTCACCGACGCCCCGGCGGTCAGCATCGGGACCTGTGTGGAGTTCGGCTGGGCGGACGCCGCCCGCATCCCGGTCGTCACGGTCCTGCCCGACGCCAACCCGCACCACCACGCCTTCATCCGCGAACTCTCCGGCTGGGTCGTCGCCGACCTGAACGATGCCATCGGCATCCTGGCCGCCCTCCACAAGGACTGACCCCGATGACCTTGAACGATGCCTTCGAGACGCTGGAGACGGTCGCCGCCACCAGCTCGCGCACCGAAAAGCAGACGCTCCTGGCCGTGGCCCTGAAGGACCCGATCTTCCGCGCGGTCTGCATCTACGCCTACGATCCGTTCATCACCTTCGGCATCGTCCCGTCGCTGGAGCGCCAGGGGCAATCCACCTGGGGCGAGCCGGACACCACGCAAATCTTCTCCTACCTGGATCGCCTCGCCCGTCGCGAGTACACCGGCAAGACGGCGGAACGCTGCGTCGAGGAGATGCTGCACCAACTCCCGACCGGCGCCGGGCAGCTCCTGGTCCGCATCCTGAACAAGGATCTTCGGGCCGGCTTCACCGCCACCACCTTGAACAAGGTGGTGAAACGGCTGGTGCCCGAATATGAGCCGATGGCGGCCCACCCTTTCGAGGCCAAGCGCATCAAGGGCTGGCCGGTCGCGGGCGAACCGAAGCTGGACGGCCTGCGACTCCAGGTCTGGGTGGATTATGAGAACGGCGAGGCCGAGGCCCGCAGCCGCAACGGCCTTCCGATGCCGGCCCTCAAGCCGCTGGCCGAGGCGTTCCTGGCGCTGTCCTGCCCCTACGCCAAGGTCGTGTTCGACGGCGAGGTGGCGACCGGCGCGTTCAACGACAGCGTGGGCCGGACCCGCCGCAAATCCACCCCGGTGGACGCCGCCTCCATGTTCGTCTTCGATCTGCTGACGCAGGAGGAGTTCACCTCCGGCAGCCTGCGCCCGTATCTCACCCGCCGCTCCACCCTGGAGGATGTCCTGGGCGAGCCGGTCGATGGCGCCCTGGCCCTCCGGGTGATGCCGCAGCGCCTGCTGCACTCGGTCGCCGAAGTCATGGCCTATTACGAGGAGGTCCGGGCCATGACCGTGGGCCAGTTCCTCGGCCTGTCCTGCGACAAGCCGATGGAGGGCGTCATCGTCAAGACGCTGACCGGCGGCTATGAGAACAAGCGGTCGCACCATTGGCTGAAGGTGAAGGCCGAGGAGACCGAAGACCTCCGCGTCATGGGCGCCTATGAGGGCGAACCGGGCACCAAATACGCCGGCAAACTCGGCGGCGTGATCGTGGACCGCAACGGGGTCGAGGTCCGGGTCGGCGGCGGCTTCTCCGACGCGCTGCGGGACGAGCCGCTGGGCGGCTTCATCGGTCGCCTGATCGAGGTCGAGTATCACGAGGTGACGCCGGACGGCAGCCTTCGCCACCCGCGCTTCGTGCGTTTCCGCGACGACAAGGACAAGGGGGTCGCGTGATGACGGATGTGGGCGGCATCGCGGCTGACCGGTTGAGGAGCGTCGTCAGCCGGATCGAGGCCCTGGACGCGGAGAAGAAGGGCCTCGCCGAGGACATCAAGGAGGTGTTCGCCGAGGCGAAGGCGACCGGCTTCGAGGCCGAGATCATCCGCCAGCTTCTCCGCTTGCGGCGGATGGACAAAGCCGACCAGCAGGAGCAGGAAGCCCTGCTGGGACTCTACAAGACGGCCCTGGGCATGGAGGATGACGACGCGCTGGGGATGATCGGCCACAACTCGACCGCCGGAAGTTTGGCCGCCGACCGGCTGAAAGCCTTCGTGGATCGCATCGAGCGGCTGGAGGAGGAGAAGCGCGGCCTCCAGGAGGACATCAAGGACCTGTTCACCGAGGCCAAAGGGGTGGGATTCGACAGCAAAATCATCCGCATCTGCTTGCGGCTGCGGAAGATGGACAAGGCTGACCGACAGGAGAAGGAGGCCAAGCTGAAGCTCTACAAAACCGCCATGGGGATGACGGACTGAGCGAACCCCGGCCCTTGCCCGCGTGATCCGTAAGCCCTGGTGCGGAAACTGCGCCAGGGTTTTCTCTTTGAAACGTATAACCTCAGCGATCCACAACACCCAGAGGTAGGCATGGCAGAGGCGGCTGTAAAACCAAACCTGAGAGAAGCCGTCTCTCTCTTTGAGGCAGGGTGCCTCATGGAAGCTGAACGTCTCTGCAAATTGTTGCTAAAAGACAATTCAGTAAACGTTGGAGCAAACCATTTATTGGGTGTTTCGCTGTGCAGCCGTGGACAATACAAGGAAGGCGCTGATTTTCTTGAGAATGTCGTTGACCTGCAACCTCTGAATTTTAATGCGCTTCGCAGCTTGGGGGACTCGTATCAATGTCAGCATCGGCATGAGGACGCCGTGCGCGTCTACAGACGGTGCCTCTCGGATAAGGGCAGTCTTCTCTCAACTTACATCAAAATATCCATCTGTTTGAATGAGCTGGGCCTGCATGATGAGGCAATCAGAGCATGCAAAGCGGCGATTGCCCTTAGCCCTTCGGCTTTTGAAGCTTACTTTGGTCTTGGGAGTTTGCTTCAGGATCAATACGAAACAGACGGCGCCTTGATCGCCAATGGCCGCTCGGCCGCGCTGGCCCCAGACAGGCCAGAACCAATAACGAATATAGGGCTTCTTCTCAAAGAAAGCGGGAGCATTGATGCAGCCATTGCTGTTCATCGCCACGCCATCTCGATTTTCCCAAACTACGCCTACGCCCATATCAATTTGGCCGCAGGACTTCTCGCCAGTGGGCAGTGGGATGAGGGTTGGAACGAGTACGAGTGGCGGTGGCAGGCTCAGGACCTCGGATTCAGGCGCCCCACGTCGGACAAGCCGGAATGGACCGGGCAGGATCTCACCGGCCAGACGCTGCTGATTTGCGAGGAACAGGGCTTCGGCGACACCCTCCAATTCATCCGTCTTGCCGCGCTGGTCCGACCGCTCTGCGCGAGGGTGGTGGTCCAATGCCGCGCGCCGCTCGCCCGGATCATCGCCAGCGCGGCGGGGGTGGACGAGGTGGTGACGGAGTTTCCCGACCGCTCCGGCTATGATTGCTGGGTGTCCCTGATGTCCTTGATGGCCCGTCTGGGCGTCACCCTGGACAGCGTCCCGGCGACCACGCCCTATCTGTTCACCCCCGCCGACGCCCGGCGGTCGTGGGCCTCGGTCGTTCCGACCTCCGGGACGCTGAAAGTTGGTCTGGTGTGGGCGGGCGACCCCAAGCTGGGCTGCGCGGCGGCCCGCAAGATGGATTCGCGGCGCAGCATGGCCTTGAGCCAGTTCGCCCCGCTGGCCCAGATTCCCGATGTGACCTGGGTCAGCCTGCAAAAGGGGCCTGCGTCCAAGCAGGTGGAGAGCGCTCCGGGGGGCCTTGCCCTCATCGACCCGATGGACGGGGTGCGGGATTACGCGGACACCGCCGCCATCATCGAACAGCTCGACCTCGTGATCGGGGTGGACACCTCGGTCATCCATCTGGCGGGCGCCCTGGGCAAGCCGGTGTGGGCGCTGTCCCGCTTTGACGGCTGCTGGCGTTGGCTGTTGGACCGCGACGACAGCCCTTGGTATCCGACGCTGCGCCTCTTCCGCCAGGAACGGCCGGGCGACTGGGGGCCGGTGGTGGAGCGGGTAAAGCGAGAATTGACGCTGGTGGCTGAAGGAGCGGGCGACACCGTCTTGTGCCGCTCTGAAGCAGAGTAATATATAGAGGAAAATCTGCCGCATAGTCGTCACTGTAATAATAGCCATTACCCGAAGATTGGGCTGTGCCTGTCTCGTTAAGACAGGCTCCCAACATCTATGTGCAGAATTTTCGTACTCACCACATGAAATATCACCATTTGTCAGAAACATAAGTTATAAATATACAATTGATGATATAAATTATATTATGTCTATAGAAGAAATGAGAAAAGAGATGGTTGTCTAGGGCGCCGAATCTCATCATCCCATCCAAAGTCATAAGCACGTTCACGCACTATCTCGCCAATGACATTTCCAGATTTATCGTGTTTTTTACCGACAATAACTACCTCTCCCGCATCCCGCAATTCTGTGAGTTGGCTATCAACCAACTTACCAACCACCGGTGTATCATTAGCGCGGGCCGCGAACAGCGAGCGCTTGGTGACGGCGACCCCATCTTTCCACCCAGCTTGAAGAAGGGGTGGAATCTGCTCCAATAGATGTTTCTTTGATCGAGCGGCAGCATCATCGTTGAAAAGGTAATCCATCATGCCCTGCCGAACGTCCACGTTGGGGTCGAAGCCAAGAGCGTCGAATCCTGAGCCGCCAAAGTGCTCCATCGTATTGTTTGTTGCCCAGAAGACGTTTCCCATCTCTTCACGGGCCTGATGGTGCTTTGAAAGATGAATTAGCCAATAATCCCGATGAGACTCCGGCGGATGAACAAAAAAAGGCGTGTAATATGCCGCGCCAGTACAGCTAAGTATATGACGATACACTGTGTTCTGGATTGCTCTCTTCCAACCCTTTTGACCGTATTCGTTCTTAATATCTAGAAGTGCGCGAACGTCTTCGCGTTTATAGTCGATTGCAGCGAGCGCGCTAAGACTAGATGTCCTGTCATGAAGCAAATTAATTAGAGAGTCCACCATAAATGTCAGTATAACCTCAGGATTAGCCAGCTCTCCCATGATTTTCCGAACCGTTAGAAGTTTTACATCACTCCATCCATACTGATCTAGAAAAAATAAAGAGTGATGCGCCCTCCCTTTTTTCTTAATAGTTGATATAACGTCCGGTATGGCCTCTTCAAAAGTTGACTGTATTAACCGAATTTTCGTTCCAATTAAGGAGCTGTATCCCCGCTTGACGAGTTGATCTGTCAGAAATGCAACATGGTTTCTGTTTTCATCGATAAAAACAAAATCAACATCAAGGACAAAGTCACTTCGTCGCGCGATGAGGAGTTCACGAGCTTGGTCAATAGCGGTTAGAAGCCGCAGCGGGGAACCATCGATGACCTTCTCACCCATCGAATACAAGCCACCGCCACAGAACCCATCAACGATGGTCATTCTAAGCTGAGATTGGACATGCCGTTTTGTAAGAGTTGCAACGTACCGATCAACATACGTGCTATAGATGTCGTGTTTAGCGGCGCTATGCTCCCCAAGTTCGGGCAGCGCCATTCCGGGTCCCCAATGATACCCCAGTTTTTCAGGCTTACCCAGCGCTAACTTGGGTTTGGCAAGCTCATACAACCCAGGTATGGTCAAGCCAAGCTGATCGCTATCGACCTTCTTCCTCGCCATGGCAGATCTTTCAGATGGAACGAAGCCTCAAGTGAAGTTCCACCATGACTTGAAACGTGAGCTGTTGCCTAGTGCAATCGATTGAAAACTGAACTGCCTTTTGTTGGAGGCTGTGTCTTTCCGAACTGCGTCGTCAGCGGTCGTTTCTCTTTGATGAATTGCGCATCTGCCCTATCAGCCAAGCAATCATATGTTTAGAATTTGAACATAATAGACTTTGCCACTACGTCCCTTAGATTGCGATGATCTGCTCTATTGCCTTAATGAGACGCTCACGTGAGGCTATCGCCCGGTCAATTGTTGATGCCTCCGCAAAGAACCAGAGCCAGATAGATTGGACTTCGACTTCCTCAATCGCAAGAAAGACCGGTGCAAGTTGGAGGTTTACTTCCTACCTATCAGCATTAGCCGCTACCTTTAGGCCATACTCTATTTCTTTTGCTACAGATTGGAGAAATTTTAATTCATAATCTTCAGCGTTCCCGGCAACAATTTGAACATATCCGCCTGCTATTCGGCGTGCCTCAATGCGTGCCCTGGGTACATCATGCTGCCCAAGATCACATCCGAGTGAGACTAGGCGCGCATTCGGTATGGCAAGTTTAGTGAGTAAGGCGGCCAGCGCTCGGCTTTCCTGTGCCTCCGGTATCTCCGCGACGCGGTCGGGATGCCCTCGTGTATCGATGAATCCATAATTTCGCCGAATTTCATCAAAGAGCGGTGGGTAAGGAATCGTATTCCCATTTCCAGTGCTATACTTGATGCGCGCACTCACAATTCCTAATCCTCTATCAAGCAGTGATAATCCGTGGAAGACCATCCCATGTCATGCCATCAAGTATACGACCAGCAGCTTTCTTTCCGATTCGCAGCATCGTTGTTCCGTCATCGGCTGCTGCGCTTCGCGCTTTAGCCAAATTGATCCCCTGACCAGGCGCCCAATCACCCCATTGTTTGAAGTGAAAAGGGATATCAGCCGTCATACACTCATTGAGCAATGATCGAAACCAAGAAGGGCTTGACGGACGTGCCTTGGGTCCACTTTCTCCACCTGTGATAACCCAATCAATCGAGTCGGTCCAACCTTTCAGGCTAAGTGGACCAAGCAACGGTTCAGCCGAAATGAAACGCACGGCAGCAGGAATATCAGCGAGCGCAGGCAATCGCCGGTCAGCCCACTCCTGATTTTCGGTTGTTGTTCCAAGCCAAACATTCTTTGGAAACTCGTCACGCCAGGGTGTACAGGACCGTACACGATCAGGACGCTTCGTTAAAAGGAGCCAATCCAACGCGGGAGTCTCAGTAATTAGCTGCCACAACCGTTCACGCTCCGGGTCGAGATCGACACGGTCCTCAAATACATCTGCCATAGAGGCGCAGAACACACGGGCACGCTGGCCCGTTGCTAACGCTGTTCTGTTCCACTGAAGCGGCTCGGCCCAATGTCGCTCGCCAAAAAAGCGTCGATCCGCATGAAGACCCCAAACCGGCTCCCCCAGTCTTTTAGCCCAACTCTCCGCATAGCAAAATTTACATGCCGGTGACATTTTTACGCAACCCCACCAGGGGTTAAACGTATGAGTCGTCCACTCAATCTTCGAGTTCTTTGCCAAACGCCGCTCCTGCCTCGCTGGCCCTCATCTTAATCCGCCGAGCGGCCTTGTGAATAAAAATGCTCCATACCGTGAGTGGGCATGAAGCGGTTCTTTCGCGTCGGGATCGTACCCGCATTTGGCTCGGCACATCACGTTTTTTGCTGAATAGCATAAATTACGCTATAGAACAATAAGAGAACAAGCATGCGATTACCAGCAGACTCAGTGGGGGTTTTCACCTTGTGAAGGCTGGCGTTGGACTTCTTTTGACCACCACTCTGCTGAAACTCAATACGGCTGAACAGCATCAAAACGGTGAAGCGCAGCGTAAATCAGGCATATATCTCGCGCCTTCTTGAGTAAATTTTTTATAATATATATGGAAAATCAGGGTTTTTGTTAATTTGTTCAGAATATTATTCTATACTTTTAGTATATTAACTCTATGATTATGGGAATGACGGTTGTTTTATTTCAAATCCCAAGATTTTATGGCGAACTCCTGCTCGATAATGGGAATAGTTCTATCTGATTCAACCCCGCAGGCGCTCAACCTGGGCCAGGGCTTCGTGGGCCTGCGCAGGCACAATCATCCCCGCGCCTTCGTCATGGCCGCCGACATCGCGGCGGTCTTCCTCTCGGAGCCATGCGAGGAGCCGAAGAAGTAGCTGACCACCTGATCGGCCTTCGCCGACACATAGCCCACCACCGTGCCGACCAGCACGCCCTGCTCCCCGGTCAGACCGACCCGGCCCGACAGGACGTAGCCGACCGTGGCGAAGAAGCCGACGATCACGATGCCGGCCAGGATGTTGATCGCCGTGCTGCCGACCGCCTTCTCGCGGTCGCGCGCCGAGGCGCGGTCGTCGGCGGCGATCCGTTCCAGGTCCACGTCGAGCTTGGCAAGCGTGGCCTGGAAGTCCTGCTCGGCCTGCTTCAGCTTCAGCAGGGTCTCCGGGTCCGCCTTCTGGACGGCGGCCACGATCTCCTTGGCCGGGGTCGTGGCGTCGAGGCCGAGCGCGCCCGTGATGGCGCTGACCGCCGTGCCGGCGAGCGGGCCGCCGAGAGCGGTGGCGATGGTCGGGGCCACGGTGGATATCAGGCTGGTCACGCCGGTCCAGATGTCGTCGAAGATATTCGCCATCAGCGGAGTCCCCCTTCCCAGAGGCAGGCTTCTTTCTCACGTCGGTCGCGCAGACCCTCGACGGTGGGCCACAGGCGCTTCATCTTGCGGAACTGGTCGGGCACCTCGGTCAACGTGCCAGCCCGGATCAGGTCGCGGATCGCGGCCATCTCGACCCGGCGGTCCCCCTTGACGGAGGCGCCCCGGTTGTAGACGAGGCTGACCAGGGTGCCGAAGCACAGCGCCGGCAACGTCTCGCAGCCGGGGAAGGCGCCGACCGTCTGGTCCACGTAGCGCGGCAACGTGGCAGTGCGGAAGCTCTCGCCCGCAGCGGCCCACGGAATGGCGATGTCCCGCAAGGTCGGCAGCGCGGCCTGGGCCTTGGCGCCCGTCAGCCCGGTCACGGTCTTCAACCGGCTGCGGATGTCCTTGGGCAGCATCGGCCAGTCACGATCCAGCCCCTCGCCGGTCTCGTAGCCGAGGTCGAACCCGATCCCGATGGTGACGCCGCTGTCGCCCCCCGGCCAAGTTGGGCGGGCGTATTTCTTCTCGTAGACGGCTTGGCTCGTGACCTCGAAAAGGATGATGAGGTCCAGCGCTTCCTGGCAGACGTTCATGGCGAAACCCCCTGCGGAATGAACGGCGGGTGAATGTGGGAGAGCACGCATTCCGCGCAAGCGTTGGCCTTCACCTGGGTTTGAACCTGCTCCCAGACGGTGGCCCATTCCTCCATGGCTTGACGGGTCATGTGCAGCTCGACCTGGATCGTGCCCAGCTCCTTCCGGGCTGACATTTCGGCCTCCTGCTGCCGCCGGAGTTCGGCGTACAGGTCCTGAATCTCTTTCTGGAGCTGGGAAATCGTGGTGGCTTGGTCGGTGATCTGCCGTTTCAGGGCGGCGTAAGCCTTGCTGTGGACGGCGGTGAGGGTCACATCCTCCTCCGTCCGCTGCTTGCGGCTGCGCAGATAGAGACAACCGGCAACCCCGGCGCCGCCGAGCGCGGCTTTCACCCACCACGGGGCCGCCGTATCGGCGGCGAGGCCGATAAGATTTTGCAGAACATCATCCACGGCTTCATCCCCCGCCCACGGCACTGGGACATAAAAGCACCGTGGGAGAAGAAGGGAATCCGTAGCTGTGTTTGGGCTGGATCTCTAACCGCTATGCGGGCGAGGTCAGGCTGTATGTCTTGGCGAAGCCCGTGATCCGGTCCCGCAACACGACCCAGACCGCCGATCCACCGAGCGAACACAGGTCGGCGGCCGTCAGGTCGGCCTCCGGGCCGGGGGTCAGGTCGAGGATGGTCGATTTCAGCAGGACCGGGTTTCCGGCGTGCAGGTTCTTGAAGAAGAAGACGGCGTACTGGAAGCCCTCGGTGGCGTACAAATCCACCAGGATGGCGCTCCGGTTGGTGGAGATCGGGACCATGCGCAACACCCGACCGGACGGCACGCCCTCCAGGACCATCGGGTCCAGGGTCACGTTGAAAGCGCGCCCGTCCGCCGACAGCTTGGTCAGGGCCAGGGCGATCCGTCCGTCCGCCAGTTCCCCGGCGATGCCGAAGACCGCCCCGGTCCCGTTGAGCCAGCACCCGCCGCTGGTCACGAACTGGAGCGTCATGTTGAGGTGATCGTAGGCAACGCGATCCGCCATGTAGTTTTGATCGCTCGACAATTTGGCCGTCATCCAGTGGGTGTTCTGGAAGGTGAGCGGGAGTTCCTTCGGCACGAAACCGGACTGGGCCGCCTTGTAGGTGTAGTTGGTCGTCGTCCGCCCCTGGGTGTTCTCCCCCGGATAGACGTAGCGGGTGGTGGCCGAACGAATGGTGACGAGGGTCTTGCCGGTCAGGGTCTCCCCCTCGACCGGCCAACGGTCCTGGGTCTTCGTGCCGTTGACCGTGTAGACGCGGGCGTAACGGTTCAAATCCTCCCCGTCCTTGAGGTCGCGCCAACCCAGGGCGTAGGTTCCCGACGCCACCCGATAGCTGCCGGTGAAGTAGCCGCGCGGAACGCCGCCCTTGCTCAGGTCCTGGAAACTCCAGCCGCTGCTCCAGATCACATGCTTGCCCTGGCTGGCGTACTGGTCGTTGATCGACGTGATGTAGGCGTGGAGGGTCTTGTTGGCGGCAGCCGCCGCGTCCGGCCCGATGTAGATCCTCGTCAGGTTGATGAGGGACTTCGCCAACTCCGGGGTCGTGTCGCTGATCGTCTGAACCCGGACCTTCGGCACCGTCTCCCGGACCTGATAGACGGCGGCCTCGGACACCCGCTGGGCGACCTGGGCCGGCAGCAGGCCCGTGACCTCATCCGCCGTGGTGGTCGGATCGAAGGAGCTGGAATGAAAATGGCTGAGGCTCATCAATACCGCTCCCCATCGGGTTCATACTCATAGGCGCTGATCGTCTGCGGGTAGAGGTTGCCGTCTTGCTCGGCGCCGTACAGGTCGTTCTCGGCGACCGGATAGAACCCGCCATTGATCTCGGCGTCGGCCAAACCCTCGTAGTCCTCCCCGTCCAGCTCATGGCTGTAGATCGTCTCGCCGATTGGATAGAACCCACCGTCGAAGTCGAAGACGTAATCATCGGCGGCAAGGACCGGGGACCAGCCGCCATCGGCCAGCGCGGTGTCCACCAGATCGGCGCCGTTGTTGAGGAAGGTGGCGGCCAGAGCGATGGGCTTCATGAGTTCGTCGGTCTTCAGCGTGCCCTTGCTCTCATCGTAGCGGATCACATAGCTGCCCTGGTCGATGGACATCATCATGGCGCCCGCGTTGACCAGCGCGTAGACCGGCATGGTGAAGCCCTGGAGGCGCAAGGTCCGCCGCCAGTCGGTCCCCTCCGTTCCGTCCGGCTGGGCGGTGAGGGTCGCGCCCTCCCACCGCGACCAGAAGGGGGGGACGATCTCGCGCGACGGCAGGGTCTGAAGCTCGACCGAGGTCTTCGGCAACCGCCACCCGGCGGGCGGGGTGTTGACCCTGGTGGCGAGCGCCCGCGCCGTGTTCATGGTGGTCTCGACCGCCCAGTGCGCGTCCTGGACCAATTGCCGCGTCCAGGATGCGTCATAGCCCCCGGTGTCCACCAGCCACACCGCCGCCGTGGTGGCGACATACTTGATCGCGCTGGTGCTGGCGGGCGCGGCGTCGGCGTAGACCACCCCGGAATACACCCATTTCCCGGCGGCGCTCAGGGTGTAGCGCACCGCCGATGTGCTGACCGGCGTGGCGCAGGACGTGATGGTCTCGACGTAATCCCAGCCCGAGGCCAGGGATAGGATCCATTTGTATCCGGCCCCGTCCGCCGGTTGGGTGTCCGTCACCATTGTCTCGGTCGTGGTGGACCAGTAGCCGAGCGAGGACAGCACCCACCGGGTGGTGGCGGTCTCGGCCGGTTGGGTGGCGAAACGCCCCGTCGTCCCCGTGTTCGTCCAGTACCCGTCCTTGGCGCAGGTGTTGACCGTGTATTGGCGGTAGGTGAGCTTCCAATAATTGGTGCTGTATTTCGTGACGCTGACCAGTTCGCGCCGGAACATGTAGGTGGTGCAGGTTTTGTCCGCCGAGTACGGGTCGATGTAGATGGAGGCGCCGTAGGCCGTCGCCACCGAGACATCGGTCGTCGCCTTGACGAAGTAGATGCTGTAGGTCCCGGTCAGGGTCTCGGCGTAGGCGGTCGGAGCGACCCAGCTCTGTTCCTTGTAGAGGGCGTCGTACCAGACCTGCTTGATCCAGGTCGCGGGGCGGTAGGTCTCACGCTTGTAGGTCGCGCAGGCCCAAATGTATTTGAAGTAGCCGACCGGCCGGCGGACGAGATTCCAGGCGGGTTCCAGCACCTCTTTCTGAGGCTCCGGCTGGACATACACCTCATAGGACGCGGCGGTGTGGGTCTCGTGGTTGTAGAGATCGGGGATCGTCAGGTTGGACGAAACGCCGTAGACATCCGCCCCAAAATTGCCGAGCGACACGGCGGATGCCGAGTGGTTGGCGGGCAGCAGCTTTTCCTGCAACTGCTTCTTGGCGCCCGACAGGTAGCCGCCGGAATAGACAGTCCTCCAGGTCGCCACCTTCACCGATTGATCGGGCTGGGCGAAGACGGTCATGACGCCGTAGAAGCTGTAACCGCTGACCGCCCGGCAATAATCCATGGACGAGATGTCGAAGGCTTTCGCCGTGATCCCGGCGACGTAAAGGGCCTCCTCCTCCTTGAACGGCTTTCCGCTCTCGAAGATGTAGAGCGTGTCGCCGTTGCCCAGCGCGACCATGGGCATCGTGCTGCGCGTGTAGGAGGCCATCCGCACCTTGTCGATGGGGAAGTTGATCTCCTCGACCGGGGTGACGACCTCAAAGTTGGTGACGGTGACGGCGCTGCCGTCGATGTCCAGGCGGCCGACGCCGACCATACGGTCCACGAGGATGTCGTCGTCCTGGAGCCAGAAGGCCCAGAAGTTGATGGTCATCCGAACCTCGCCCCACCCTCGGCGCCCAGCCAGCCGACGCTCCCGCCCATGTCGAACAGCAGGTGCATCGCCAGATCGCTGGTGATCGGCGGCAGCTTGGCGTTCCGCCACCGGACGGGGTTGGCGTAGCTCGCCTGATGCTCGCCCTCGGGCCGGGTGAAGATGATGGTCACGGGCTTGCCGTCGCCACATCCGCCCAGCACCGCGATCTCCACATCCCCCACCAAGTTGATGATGAAGTTGTTGCTTTCCTTGATGTTCAGCTCCACCAAGCCGGACTTGCTGCCGAGGTCGAGGATGTGCTCGCTGTATCCTTGGAGGATCGGGTTCTTCAGGGTGGCGCAGTTGTAGTTGATGGTCTGGGTGCTGTCGTAGCTCTCGTCGGTCGCGTCCGGTCGGTTGGTTCCGGTGACGGTGGCCGGGTCGCCCAGGTTTCCGCACTCATCCCGAAAGCGGATCTCAAAGGTGAAGCCTCGGGCGTCCGAAGGGGCGCCGTCCTGGATTTGCATCGCGGCGGTGTAGCGGAAGTACGGCGTCTCAATGTCCGCCGTGTGGTAGACCGCGCCGGTCTCGATGTCGCGGCACACGACCTGATAACTGGCGACGTAAACGCCGCCGGCCGTCCAGTCGATCATGTAGCCATAGCGGCCACCGTTGCCGTCCCAGGAGACGGCCACGTTGACATCCTGCGGCGTGCCCAGAACCTCGGTGGGCGGGCATTGCGGGACCGCGTAGAGACAGGTCGGGGCGCTGCTGAAATCCGCCGCCACGCCATAGATGTTGTAGGGAAGAACCTTGAACTCGCAGGCGCCAGCCGGGTGGTTGAGGATCGCGTTGGCCGAGGTGGACCGCTGGGTCCAGGCGTCGGTCGTCCCCTGCAACCGGGAGAAGACCTTGTACTCGCCGTTGTAGCGCGTGTAGGTGTCGTTCAACCCATTGGGTGAGATGAGGATCTGCCGGCCGTCATCGCTCCAGTCGATGGAGAAATCCGGGCAGCTCATCCCCGGCGGGACATCTTCCGTGGTCGGGGTCGTGCCTGGCTTGAACACCCCGTCCAGGATCGGGCCGGGCGTGTAGTCGGCAACCCCCTCCCGGTTCTCCTCATAATCATCGAAGCACCAGTCGATGACGGCCTCGATCACCACCTTGTCGGGCGAGCCTTCGGATTCCTGGATGTCGAGGACGCGCCACATCTTCTCCTTCGCGGGTTTCTCGGAGATGATGTTGAACGGGAAGTACAGCTCCGGGTAATCGCCTTCCAATGGGGTCCGCAAGATGATGGTGGTCAGGTCGGCGCCCGTGCTGGCAATCGCGAACGCCTTGGACCCGCCGCCTGGAACCTGCGGGATGAAGTATGATCCGATCTCGGCGACCACGGTTTCGGTCATCCGGGTGTTCCACAGCTCGGTGGCGGCTGCGGTGAGGATCTTGGCGGCGAAGCTGTAGGGGTTGGTCGAGGGGCTGCTGGTCAGGTTCCCGTTCGCGACCACGAGCTTCAGAGTGTGAGACCCCGCCGTGGCCTCGAACGCCACGTCGGTGTAGCCGATCCCGTTGGCCGTCGTGATGCTCAGGTTGGTCTGGCCGATCTGCGCATCGTCCAGATAGGCCGTGATGCTGTCGTCCGCCCAGAGACGGATGATGTAGGTCCCCGTCGCCGGCAGGGTGACGGTGTAGCCGACCGACTTCTCGGCGTCGTAATAGAACACGCCGGTAGAGCCATCCTCGCTCATGCGAACACCGATGGCGTTCATCTCGTCGGCGATAGGCCCGGCGCTGTCGAGGGCCTGATAGTCGAAAGGGGCAACGGCGTTGAAGTCGAACCCGGTCGCGGCGGTCACGCTGACCGGCTCGTGCAGGTCGATGGTCTTCAGGTCGTCATGCACCAGCTTCACGCGCCCGGACTGCTTGCCGTCCGCGTGCCGGTCGGCGATGCGGATGCGGTCGTAGGGGCGGACCCAGCAGCTCTGACGGTTGGTGGTGAATGTCACCATCTTCGTCTGGCCGGTGGCGATCTGGTAGCGGTAGTAGCCCCGGCGGATCGCCTCGCTCTCATAGATACAGGCGATGGCGATGAAGTCGGTGGGCAGCCGGCCATACTTGGCGATGTGATCCGGGTCGAAGATGCGCAGGCGGTCTTCGGTCCACAGAAGGTCCGGGTTGACGAAGGAGATGGTCCAGTCGTTGTAGCGGGTGGTCAGGTCGGTCAGGCTGTACTCGAAGACCCCGTTCTCGACATTCTCCTGGTTGAAGATCGCGGTCGGCGGCTGGGCATCCGGCACGCACAGACGGATGCTGCCATCCAGGTCGTCATAGAGGACGCCATGGAACGCCCCCGCCATGTAGCGGACCTGTTCCATCGACAGCCGCGCGTCGCTCAGGACACCGTTGAAGGTGAAGCGCGGCTCCCAAACCTTGTCCTCGGGGTTGGTCTTCTCGCACCGGTCATTCTTGTAGGTCCAGCCCTCGGGACACAGCGGCTCCGTGACCAAGGTCTCGGTCATCCGGCTGTTCCACAGGAGGTTTCCGTCCGGCTGATAGATCGCAGCGGACAGGGCGTAGGGGTTGGTGGAGGGATCGGCCGCGAAACTCTGGTTCACCACCAGGAATTTGACGACGTGCGCGCCCGCCGTCATCGGAACGGCCACGTCGGTTTGCCCGCCCGTGGTGTTGGTGATGGGCAGCGAGGTCATGCCGATCTGCACGCCATCGACGGAGACATAGACGGTGTCGTCGGCCCAGAATCGGAACGTGTAGGTTCCATCGGTGGGAAGATTCACCCGATAGCCGACCGATTTCTCCGCGCCCGCGAAATAGGAGACGTTGGTCCCATCCTCGCTGAACTGGACAAGATAGCTCTGCATCGGGTCCGAGATCAGCCAGTCATGCCAGCGGTTCACCCCCGTCGCGTTGATCGGGATGACGCTGTAGAAGTCGAAACGGGTGGCGTCCTGGGTGAGGGCCGCCGCCGGGATGTCCACCGGCAGGCCCGCGTCACTCAGCATCTTCGCCGGGACGAACCTGTTGCAGAATTTCGAGGCCCGATAGGCGTCCCATTTGTTCAGGGTGATGGGACCATAGGCGTTCAGGCCATAGCGGTCGTTCATCACCAAGTCGTAGAGGCACCACGCCGGGTCGTCGGTCCAGGCCGTCACGAAGGACCCGTCCCAGATGCCGATGTAGGTGCGGGTCGTCGGGTTGAAGTTCGACGGGACCCGGACCCGCATGCATTTGTAGATGCCGCTGATTTCGGGCAGCGCCGAGATCTGATTGGTCGCCTTGCACCAGAAATGCAGGACTGCGGTGTTCTCGAAGCCCCGCTCGGGATAGCGCTGGACCTCCTGAAAGCTTTCCCAGGTGGCCTGGGCCACGAAGTTCCCCGACGACTGGGTGAGGAGCGTCACCCGGATGTCGTAGCGGTTGTTCGTCGTCTCATCGGGGGAGACGGGGACGCGGACTTCGCGAACGAACGAGCTGGAGGTCGTCTTGCCGGTGACGGTGACGGTCTTGGATGTCCACCGGGTCAGCGCCGTCAGCTTCCACTCGATCTTGAACGAGCAGGAAAGGCTGCCCTCCCAATAGCTGTCGTTGTCGTAGAGGGCGTTGATGACCAGCCGGACATCCAGGAAATTGATGTCGGTTCCGCCCATGGAGGTGCGGGTGACGGGCACCGCGTAGGCCAGACTGACCCCGACCGAACGGCTGCGGGCCAACCCGCCGAGGATCGGCTGGATCGGTCCCTGATCCGCCGTCCCGTTGTAGAGGTGGACGGTGCTGTCATCGAAGTTCAAGCTGCCGTCGAGATTGCGGAACGAGGTGTCGTTCAGCATCAAGCTGTCGAGGCCGTCGTAACCGTCCGTGGCGCTGTAGAACCCCTCGATCTCGCCCTCGCAAAGACCGAGGACACATTCCATCTGGTCTTCGGAGCGGAGATTGTCCGGCGCGGCCTTCTTTGCCCCAACCTTGCCATGCACCTCATAGTCCATGCTCATTCCCCAGCAACAGGGACGCCGATCACATTCACATCGTAGGAGAGGAATTGCCCGTACAGCCGGTTGACGCCATAGGCGATGATGATGCGCGTGCCCATTGCCACGGTGTTTTTCGGCGCCCCCAGATATTTCGAGGCGTCGGGGTTGCCGTCCTTGTTCGGCGACGGCGCCAGCAGTTGGAGGATGCCGCCCATGATGAGGGCGACGCCAGCGTTGATGAGGAAGGCGTTGCCGGTGTAGGCGCCGACCGCGACCAGGATTGCGCCGATCCCGATCTGTATCCACGAACCGGCTTTGCCGGCCACCGTGTAGTCGGGCATGACGTGGATCTCCTCCACGTCGCTGCGCCGCATCAGGGCCTGGGGGGTGCGGAACCCGACGACCCGGCACGGGTAGCCTTGGCCGCCACGGACGATTTGCAGAACGGGAATCTGGGCGACCAGCGCGGTCAGCGCCTCATACGGGCTGTCCACCTTCATGTCATGGACGACGGGGCACAGCTTCTGAAGATGACCGTGGAAGATCACGCGCATCGGATCACCTCGCCGCGATCCACCACATATTTGGCGATCCCGTCCTGGCCCACGATGTAGTGGGCGTGATCGGGGAAGGCTTTGAAGGACCGCATGTCCTGGACGGTGAGATTCGACGGCTTGCCGGGGTGGGTGTGCCAAAGGCCGGAGGAATGGGGCAGCCATTCCAACAGGTCTTCCGGCGCGATGCTGGCCCCTTCCAGGGGGTTCTCGTAGACGTTCACCACCTCGGCGATGGTTCCGTCCTTGAAGATGAACCCAATGCGCTCGGGTCCCTCGTCGGAGTAAAACTCGGTCAGGCGCTCGGGCACAGCAGCCTCCGTTTGATGAAATCCGGGGCGCTTTCAATCAAATTGACCGGTTCGCCCAACTCTTCCTTTACCACCACGTCGCCATGCCTCAAGCAAGCGCACAGGGTGTTACGGATGAGGCCCTTAACGGGATCGACCGAGGGGCGTCCCCGCCGGGCGGGTTGCCGCTCGCTCGGGGGGAGGTGGTGGACCACCCGGCCATCCCCCAGATAGACCGCCGCGTGGGCCGGGACCTTGGTCATGATGGCGCACACGAACACGTCGCCCGGCTGCATCCCGAAGGGGTCGTAATCCACGATCTTGAACCCCTCCCGTTCCTGGAACTGGATGTAGAGGTTGAAGCCGTGCTCCCAGAACGCGGTGGGGCGGGCGTAGTTGGTGATGGCGATGCCGAAGTTGTCCCGATAGATGTCCCGCACCAGCGTCAGGCAATCGGTCTTGCCGAAGACAAACTCACGATCCATCAGATGTTCATACCGCAGGGTCATTGCAGGCTCACCATCGGGAAGTCCGGGAGGATGTACATGCGGGCCGGTATGTTGGCGTTGAACCGGTCGCTGTAGCCGCGCAGCTCGAAGGTCACGCTTCGTTTCGTCAGCGAGGTCGCCCGCGAGATGAAGTATTTTTCCTCGTAGGGGGCGCCGGTGTCGCCGTCCAACTCGGTGCGGAGAAGTTGACGACGAACGACTTTGCCGAAGTCGAACAGCTCATCCAAAACATACTGGCTCAAAACCCCTTCCGGGTTCACCAGCGTCAGCGACGGGCGCGGGGTTTCCTCCTTCGAGGTGCGCCGGGAACCCCCGAACTGAAGGGCAACCCCCTCGTAGGTGACGCTGTTGTACGTCACCGTGTCGCTGTTCTTCAGGAAGAACTTCATGCCATCCAGGCAGACGATCTCGAAGAGATCGACCTTTCCGTCGCCCGTCAGCTTCACGGCGTCCCATTGATGGTCGGTCGGTGGCAGGCTCATCGTACCTCCTGGAGAACAACCTCAAAGTTTTCGGTCCAGCCGTAGCCGTCCACAATGCCGTCGGGTATTTCGAGGGGTTCTTTGAAGCGGCAGTAAATATAGCCGTAGCCGGGTGTGGCGATCTTGAACTTCTTGTGCCGGAGGTGCCGGGTGTAGAACGCCTCCAACAGCCACATGTTGGTTGCCGGACTCCTCTCCTTGTTGGGAACGAGGTATTCTCCGGCGGCGTCCCAGTCCGAATAGTAGCAAAGGCTCTCATACTGGAGGGTGAGCTGCTTCAGCGCCGGGGCTTCCGGGGCCGCCACGAACTCCCAGTTCATCCCGAATTGCATGCTCGGGTTCACATCGCCGTATTTCACGGAGCATCGGAAGGCGCTCCAGATGTACTCTTCGATATCGGCCATCACATCCTCCCGGCGACAACGGACTTGATGAGCTGCTTGACGGAGCCGCCGGTCGCGATGTCGTTGCTGATCGTGGCGACCACATCGCTCGGCCCCATCTGCGGGGCGCGATCCGGCGACACGACGTAGACGTTCGTCTTGACCGGGGCCGGTTGGGTGGGCTTCGGCATGGTCGGCATTTGACTTGGCAGAGCCGCCGCGCCGCGTGCGTTCAAGTCGGCCAGGAAATCCTCCCCCACCGCGTCGGTCGCCGACTTGTTCATGACGAACTCGCCGGGGCGCAGGATCGCGTCCACGCTGTCGCGCCCGACATCCACCCCCGACACGCTGCCGGTGGAGAGGCGCAGCCGGGTGCCGCTGGCGTTGCGCACCGGGCCGCCCGTGTAGAACAGGGAGCTGACCCAGCTCCCCAGCGAGGAGATGATGCCGCCGGACGCGCCGCTGGCGGCCCCGCTGGCGCCTGAGTTGCCGGTGGCCGCGTTCCCGAACAGCGCCCCCATGACGGACGCGGCGGCCTGCTGCGACGCCATGTTCAAGAGAGCCGTGGCGAAGGACCGGGCCATGTCGCGGAAGGCTTCGCCCGCCGTCTTGGCGCCCGACGCGAGATCGGAAATGAACGTCGAAAGGCCGCTCATCCCCTCGGTGATGGCCGTCTGCCCCAGGGCGATGGTCGCGTCCTGGAAGGTCTTGAACGCGCCCGCCGTCTCCAGCGTCTTTTGGGTGTTGGCCTTCCAGGCTTTCGTCCAGTTGCCGGACAGGTCGTCGTTCTTCGCCCGAACCTTCTCTTGCTGCTCCTCGACCTGACGAAGGGCGTCCTTGTGCGCAATCGTCAAGGAGGTGACTTCGTTCAGGGTGGTTTTGTGCTCGCTGACGGTCTCGTTGTATTCCTTCTGGGCTTCCTTGCGCGCGTTCAGCCCCCTGGTCGCATCCTCGGACGCGGCCTTCAGCTCCTCCATCTTCCTGATCTCGGCGTCGGAAGCCTCCGTGGCTTTCCGCATCAGTTCGGCGATGTCGTCCGCCCGCCGCTTGTAGAGGCCGACCATGGTCTCTTCGAGCTTGTCCTGGTCGTCGCGCTGGTCCATTTCCAGGGCAACGATGTCGGTTTCGTTCGCGAGACCACGCGAGACCATCTCCTTCTTGGCGTTGATCGTGACCGACCGCATCCGGGTCGGGGTCGCGGCCTCGAAGGTCGATTGCTCCAGCGTCTCCTTGCTCTCCTTGTCCAGCCGCTTCAGGGCGGCCATGGCGCTCTCGGTCTTCAGCGTGAGCGACTTTTCCATGCCGTCATACAGGCGGCCGAGACCTTCGACGGAGGCGTCGATCTTTTCCTGGATCGCCATCTTCCGCTCGTTCAGCGCGGCTTCGATCTCCTCCGGGTTGCCGGCCAAATCCTTGTCGCCCTCAAGCTGGGTGCGCAAGGCCGACAGCTCGGCGTCCATCAGCTCGGCGCCGACCGATTTCACCTGGGCGATCCGGCTCTCGACATCCCCCTGGTTCGGGTCCTCGCCCTTGCGGAAGCGGCCAAGCCGGGTGATCTGGGCTTCGAGCCGCTTGGCCCGCTCCTGCTTCACCCGCTTTTCGGCCTTGTCCAGGCTGTCGGCGATGTCGTCGCCCATGCCTTCGACCACATGCTCGACCTCGTTCATGGTCGAACCCATCAGCTTGTCGAAGACCTTCTGCTGATCCCCCGCCAAACCGCCCCGCGCGGACATGAGCGCGGACTTCGCCGCCTCCAGCTTGGGCTGGTTCTCCTTCAGGACCTTGTCCTTTTCGCGGGCCGAACCGGCGGCATCGATCTGTCGCTTCACGCTGTCGGTGAGCGATTTGTACTCGCGAACCTGCTGCTCCAGCGCGGGGCCAACCGTCTCCATGAACTTGGCGGCGGGAAGCTGGTTGTCCTTGATGTCCTTCTGCTTCTGTTCATCGGCACGGATGTTGACCAGTCCGGTGCTCAACTTCTCCAGGGTGTCCTTCAGCTTCTCAAGCCCGGAGGTGTCCTGGCCCGAGCGCCGGGTCTCGATGATCCGGCGCTCGATGTCCCCAATGCTGCGGTTGACGTCGTTGACGTTGGCGTTCGGGCCTTGCTGAAGGTGGCTGGTGATCTGCTTCCCGAGGTCGGTCTTCAGCGCCGACGTGTTCAGGCCGGTGATGCTGTCGGGCCGGAGCTGGGCCAGGGTCGCCTTGTCATTGAACAAGGCCGCCATGTCCGCCTTGAACCGTTGAACGGGGTTCGTGACGATGTCCATGACACCCTCGTAGGTGTCGTTGACGAAGTTCCCCGTCCGGGCCTTCTTCGGGACGGCTGTCCGCTCCACGGTCAGGGCGTCGCTCTCGCCGATCCCCGCCAACAGCGGGCCGATCTGGTTCAGGTCTCCAAAGCTTTGAAGTTGGAGCTGGGTGGTCCTGACCTTGTTGCCCAGGGCGTCGAGTTGGGCTTCAAGGTTGCCGGTGAAATCCTCGGCCAGCTTGCCTTGCAGGTTCTGCAAGGCCCGCATCATGTTGTCGAAAGTCGGCTCCAACCCGTCCATGGTGAAACCGAGCTTCCCGAATTTCTGTTCGGCTTCCAGGACGGCCACGCTCAATTCGTCCTGGTGCGACTTCAGGCGCTCCGACCGATCCTGGTAGATGTCCATCTGCTTGGAGACGGACTGCATGGCTTCCTGTTGCTGCTGCACCCGACCGTTCAGCTCATCGACCCTCGCCTTCGCTTGGTCGATGGCCGAGGCGTAGCGATCCGCCTCTCGGGCGCCGGAGATGAAGCTCTCGGCGATCAGGAAGATCGCGGCGGGCACGATGAAACGGGACAGGACCGCGACCAAGCCGGTCATGGCGGTGCTGAAGGCCGCCGTGGCTCCCTGGGCCGTCAGCAGCCCGCCGCGCAAGCTGGCGAGGCTGGCGGTGAACGCCGCCGAGACGCCACCGGCCGTCTTCACGGCGGTCGCCATGGAGACCGCCGTCGCCGCCGTGGCGGTCATGGCGGCGCCCACACCGCCGATCAGGGCGCGCACCGGGGTCAGGTTCTTGATGAGGTTCAGCGCCGCCATCGCCATGGCGGTGAAGGCGGCGGCGATGCCGGCGTCCCCGATGGTCCCGATGGCGGACATCCTGGACATGGCCGAAACGACCTCCGAGATGCCGGCCACGAGGTCGCGCAGCGCCAGGAGCGCCCCCCGCCCGATCTGATCGGCGAAGGTCCCGAACACCGACGTGAACTGCTTCCAGGTGTTCTCGAAGGATTTCATCTGGATGTCGTTCGCCTCGACCGCCGCGTTCGACAGGAGGATTTGCCGCTGCATCTCGGCCATGCCGTCCGTGAACTTCGCCGCCGCCGAGTAGGCCGCCGCCGACCGCACCTCCAAGGTCTGGATCGCGTCGGCCGTCGTGAAACCGGCGTCCTTCAGGGTCTGGAGCACCCCGATCAACCCCTTCGAGCGCACGTCCACGTCGGCCATGGTCAGGCCAACCTTCGCCAGCCCCGAAATCAGCTTCTCGGTCGGGTTCTGAAGGTCGATCATCAACTGCCGGATGCCGGTGCCCAGCGTCGAACCGTTCTTGATGCCGGCGTTCGACATCGCCCCCATCACCGTGACCAACTCCGTGAAGCTCACGTTGTTGTCCGCCGCGATGTTGCCGGCGTACTGGATGCCGGTCGCCAGCTTCTCCATGGTCAGCTTCGAGAGGTTCAGGGCCGAGGTGACTTGGTTCGCCACCTGTCCCATCTCCTCGGCGCGAACGTTGAACACGCCTACGATGGAGGTCGCCACGTCCACGGACTGGGCAAGGTCGGACCCGGTGGCGGTCGCCAGCAGGGTGACGCCCTTGATGGCGCCCTGGATTTGGTCGGTCGAGAACCCAGCCTGCGACATGGTGGTGGCGGCCTTCGTCACCTCCACCGCCGTGAACTTGGTGTCCTCGGACACGCCGATCAGCGTCTGCCGCAGACCCTGCATGGCGGTGTCCGTGGTGTTGCTGATCGCCTGGAGGTTCCGCATCTCGGCGTCCAGTTCCTTGACGAACTGGGCGCCGAAGCTGAAGGACGACAGGGCGGCGTTGATGGCCTGATAGTTCACCAGCAGGCGGGCCTGCATCTCCAGCAGCTTGGCCCCGCCGCCCGAGTTGACGCGGGCGAACGTCATGTCCCAGGAGGCGTCGGCCTTTTCCTGGGTCGATTTGACCGGCGTTGCCGAAGCCGACTTCCGGCGCGACAGCTCGGCCGTGATCTGGGCTTCCAGGGTCGCGGTGCGTTCCAGCTCCCGGTTCTTCTGGGCGATGGCCGAGGCGCTGGACTGCTGGGCCTTCAGGCTCTCCAACTCGCCGCGCGTGGTCTCGCGCACGCGGGCCGCCGCCTTTTCGGCCAGCTTCAGTTGCTGATCCGACAGGTCGCCGATCCCGCCCCGCTTGACCGTGGAGAGGGCGTCCCCCTCATAGGCGCGGGCGCCGAGGGTCTGCTTCTTCCGGTCGGACTGCATCACGACCGAGGCAAGCTCGGCGCCGAGGTCGCGAACCTGCTTGCGCGCGTCGGCAACGGTTGCCGTGATCGGGTCGGCGACCTGCTTCAGTTTGGTCTGGGCCTGGGACAGCGCGCCGCCCAGATTTTCCAGGACGGAGCTGCCCTCCCGCTTCCGACCGAGATTGTCGTAGAAGCTGTTGTAGAGGGAGGTCAGGTCGCCGATCTGCCGCTTCAGGCCAGCGGTCGAGTTCGCCGCCTTGAACTTCCCACCCAGCACGTCGTTCAGCAGGCCGTCCTGGTTGAGAGACCGGGCGCCCTGGTTCAGCGTGTTCTGGAAGCGGTTCAGCGACGCCTTGGCTTCGAGGCTGGCGGTGTCGCCGAACTTCCGCAGCTCGACCTTCGCCTTGTCGGTCATGCCCTTGATGACGCCCTCGAACGCCGCGTTCGAGCGCGAGGCGTTGACATCGCCTACTTTCAGCAGAGAAAATTCAGTCTTTAGGGCATTGAGAGTGGATTTTACGTCCTTTATCTTAAGGTCTTGTCCGCCAATTGCTTTCAAGGCGGCGTCAAATCGGATGGCCCCCAGGGCGACACGACGCAGCAGGCTCTCAAGATTTTTGAGAGATTGTTCGGCCGATGTCGTGTTTACGGAGGCGGAAAACTCGTAGTCCGATGTCGCCATGTTCATCCACCCTTTGAAGCCCGCATGAGAGCGGACCAAGCCATCTGCGCTTCGCGGGCGTTCTTCACGGGGCGGGCGGCGGCGCCTCCATTCGGGCCGGACTTGCCGCCGAATATCTTCGAGGCGACGAAGATCAGGGAGACGACGCCCTGGTTCGATTTTGCCTGTTCGTTCCCAAGTTTGAGGCGGACTTGGGTGCGCAAATCATCCCAGGAGATGGACCAATAGAGTTCGCGGAGGCGGCTTGGCAGCGTGTCGAACGCCCAGCAGATCGCCTCGTCGAACGTCAGGCTGCGGTACCATTCGGTGAGGAGGTCAGGGACTTCACCCGTTCCATGTTCGCGACGAAGACCGACTTCACGGCTTCGCCGGATTGAATGAAAAAATCGACCACCCATTCCCCGACCCAGGCGAGGATCTTCGGAACGTCCTGGGGGTCCATGTCGATCTCCGACAGGTCGGCCTCGGTCACGATTTTTCCGGCCTTCGTGCGCTCGGAGAGGACCGCCTTCAGGATGACGGTGCGCAGCTCGTGATTGATCGGCAGTTCGGTCAGCCGGTCCACATCGCCAAGGAGGGAGGCCAGTTCGTTCAGCAGGCCGAACGACATGAAGAGGTCACGGCTCTTGCCGTTGATCTCAAGGGTCAGGGTGCGGTTGAGGCTGTTGGTCATCATGTCCTCGCGGGGGATGGGGACCCCACCGGCTCAAACCGGAGGGGTCATCTCGGTCAGTTGCCGGTCAGCATCATCGCCACGCCCACATCCTTGAAGATGGTGTGGTGGGCGTCGCCGGGAACCGTGTCGAACGGCGTGAACTCATAGGGCATGTTCGAGTAGTTGTCGGTCGTGAAGGCCAGCGTGAAGCCCTTCTGAATGCGCATCTTCGGGATGATGATCGTGACCGGCTCGTTGCCCTCGGGCAGGATGCCGACGATCTTGGCGCCGAGGAACGGCTGCTCATCCTTCTTGCCGACCGGGACCATGTTCATCTTGCGAATGCGGGCGGCGGCGGTGAAGCCCATGCTGTCGGGGATGTCCGCGTTCTGCTGCCCGGCGAACACGAGGTCGCGGCCCTCGGTGTTTTCCTGGCAGACGTACCAGCCGGTGGCGGTCGGGAAAATGGTCGGCACCGTGCCGGTGGTCGAGGCCGCCGTGGTGTCCAGGCCGGTGCCGTCGAGACCCAGGCCGTACATCAGGTTCTTCGAGGTGAACTCGAAAACCTCCATCGTCGCCTTGATCGGGAAGGAGGTCATCACCGAATAGACGATGGTGTTGCGGACACCATGCGTCAGGTCGAGGTAGGAGGGATCGCCGCTGAGGGTGAAGTTCTTCACCAGCCCAATGGAATGTTCTTCGGGGGTCAGCTCGAACACATCCGCACGCGGGCCGATCATCACGGTCGCCGTGCCGAGCACGAAGCTGGTGGATTTCGCCTCACCGGCCATGGGTCACTCCTGTGGAAAGCAGTGCTCCAATGGATGACCAACGGGGGAATCTGGCGCTACAGCATAGCGATTAGCAACGCGACGCTAATGCAGGATCAGAGCTGGTAGGTCAGGCTGGTCACGAAGCTGGCGACGATGAACTGAAGCGGTCGGCTTTCGGTGCGCTCCATGCCGCGCACCGTCGTCCCATTGGTGACTTTCATCCAGCCGAGTTTGTCGCCCGTGTCCGCATGGAAGACAGGGTGGGTCGCCATCGGCTTCAGCTTATCGACCAGACGATCCATGATCGTGATGTGCCGGAGGAGTTGCCGGTCCTGGTAGGGCGAGACGCCGAAGGCGCAGGTCATGTCGATCAGATGGTCGTCGAACGTGATGGAAAACTGGGCCATGCCGATCAGGTCCACGTTGGGCCATTCGGCGATCTCGGCCATGTCGTCCATGTTCATGAACTGGGCGTCGGCGATGCCCGCGTCCTTCACCTCCTGGATCGTGTCGGTCACGACGCGGACGGTGGATTTGAAAAGGTGCAGGAAATGGGATGACATGACGGTTCCTATTCGATGGCCCCACCGATGGTGCGGCCCAGCGTGTTGGCCTCACGCGAGGAGTTGGAACGACCCAGCGTGCGCAGGATCACCTTCTGGAGGCGCAGGTTCCACGTCACCAGGAAGGGCTGGAGCAAGGGCCGCTTGATGATGGGCTTGCCCTTGCCGCCGGCTGGCCGCGCGTAGAACTTCTTCCCGACTCCGCTGGCGGCGAATTTCGGGTGCTTCTCCAGCCCGGCGAACTGGGGGTACCGGCGGCTGAGAGCGGGGAAAAGACGGATGGTCCAGGTGTATTTGGCGTCGTTCTTCAGGCGCTTGCCCCGGTAATAGTCCGGGGTTCCGAACAGGTCGAAGGGCGACATCGCCATCAACTGTTCGGCAAGGCTGCCGGTGTTCATGAAGAACCGATCCCGGTGGGCCGGGTTCTTCTCTTTGCGCCAGCCATCGGACAGAGTCTCCCAGGGGACGCGCCCACCCTTCACGGGACCAAGGGCCGCCCCGAAATCCACATTGGCTGGCGTGTTCAGCGTGCCGATGGTCTGGGTCGCCAGGATGGTGAAGAATTTGGACTGCTCGCGCCGGACGTTGCGGACCACCGTCTGGATGCGGCGCTCCATCTCCTGGTCGGTGCGCTCCTCGAACGCGACCCGGACGTTGCGAAGGATGAGGTCGGGGTCGAACCTCTTCCCCGCCATCACTGGGCATCCGCGACGATGACCCCGGCCACCTTCTCGACGCGGACGATCAGGTAGTCCCCAACCTTGTCGTCAATCTGGAGCGGGGCGTTGGTGTAGAGCTTGAACTTCTCGTAGCTGCTGGCGACTTTCGAGGACCGCTCCAGCCGCTCGTCGCGGGGATCGACGTTGCACCAGATCAGCCCCAGGTCGGCGACGGCGTCGTCGATCTCGACCTTCATCACCGGGTCGATCTTCGCGGTGCGCCGCGTCCATTGAAGATAATGGTCCAGTTCGATGCAGCGGAAGGTCCGCTTCACCACCTCCTGCCGATAGACGCCCGCCGGTCCTTCCGCCAGCAGATAGCGCGTGCCGGGGAGATCGAGGAGGATGTCGCCCGGACGCAGGATCGTGTTGGCCGGCGTGCGGAAGAGGCGCTTCTGGGGGACGACCTGGGTTGGGTTGCTCTCCGGCACGGCGACGAAGCGGCCCGTCACCCGTCGCCCCCGGCTGTCCCGGTAGGTCGTGTCGTAACGCGCGCCCAGGCGGGACATCTCGGGCATGGTCAATCATCCCACGGGTTGAGCGGATCGGGAGCGACGGAGAGCATGAACAGCGGAGCGCCCGTGCCCGTCGCCGAGCTGGAGGTCGAGGACGCCGCCTCGTCCTTCAGGGCGGTTTCCAGGGCGCCCCAGTCGATGTCGAAGCGGGTGAAGCTCTCGTCGCCCGACTTCTCGGCCTGGGCCGCCTTCAGGCGCAGGGAGGGCAGCAGGGACAGGGCGGCGGTCAGGACGATGGCGCGGTTGGCGCGCAGCATGTCCGTGGTTCCCGAGGCCAGCCGGTCGGCCAGCGCCGTCCCGCCGAGGGTGTCGGCCAGGGTGTGGTAGGCGCCCAACAGGTCGATCTCGGTGTCGGCCAGTTCGGCGCGGGAGACCCCCAACCGCTCGCGCACCATGTCCGGGGTGGCGTCCATCGCCACGTAATCGGCCAGGACATAGGTCACGGTGCGGCTGGCCGGACGCCCGCTGGTGGTCCAGCGGTAGGTGATCGTCCGGCGCTCGAACGCGCGGGTCTTCTCGTTCAGATGGGCGGCGACGCTGAACAGGAACTCGGTCGCGTCCTCGGACAGGGAGATCGTGTCGGCGTAGACGAGGGCGCCGATGTGGTCGCGCAGCTTGATGGCGACGGTCCCGTCATCGGCGGTCGTGCCGTCGCCGTCGATGAGGAGGGGAAGGACGAGCGTCACATCCTCCCCGGCGATCTCATACCGGATCGCCATCGGTCTTCGCCTTGGCGGGCGGCAAGGTCTCCGGCATGAACGACGCTTCGTCCTCGTCGGGCGTGGCCGTCAGGGCGGCGAGCGTCAGCAGGTAGGTCTCGACCCCCTCATCCACGCCATGCTCCTTGATGCACGCCGCCAGTTCCTTGTCGTCGGCGATGTCCGGGAGGTTGGCGTGGATCACCTCAAGCTGACCGATGCCGAGGCGGGCCTGAAAGAAGTTCGTCACCTCGACCACCGCCGGGCGGTGATAGGGAACCTCCTGGCCCGACGATGGGTCCAGCAGCAGGAAGTTGCCCTTGGTGTTCAGGATGGCTTTCATCGGGGTCCCCCAAAGTCAGAAGGGGCGGCGTTGGCCGACGCCCCGTCACGGCCCACGATCAGGCGGTCGTGTAGTCGTAGATTTCGCGGGTGTCGCCGAAGGCCAGCTTGTAGCCCGAACTCTGGGTCTTCACGTAGGTGATGACTTGGTTGCGGATCGACTGCTCGCTCTCGGAGATCATCGAGTTCGCCTCGACCAGCTCCTCCAGCGTTTCCGCCTTGGTGTAGCCCAGCAGCTTGCCGTCCCCCATGGTCGAGGACAGAGCGAAGCCGACGTTGAAGTTCAACACCGGCAGGCTGGCCTGAAGACCGACGCCCACGGACGCCAGCCGCTCGGCCGCCGTCTTGGTGTCCAGCCCTTCGCCGGACGCGACCTTCGCGATGGCCGGCGCCATGAACAGCATCAGCCACTCGACGTAGGCGTCCCAGTTGCCCATCACCATGTCCACCGGCACGCCCGCCTTGGCGCGCGAGACCAGCCACTTCAGCAGCGGCTTGTACTCGATCCGGCCGGACTGGGTGCCGCCGAACGCCGTCTGCTTGACCACGCCCGCCGCCGGATGCACGCCGTCGCCGTTCAGCATGACGGTCGTCGCCACGCCGACCTTCGACCGTTCCAGCTCGCGCTGAACGCGCGCCGCGAACGGGGTCAGCATGTCGAGCGAGGCCCGGCGGCTGAACTCGTAGGTCGTCTGGTAGCCCGAACCGTGCTTCCAGATTTTGACCGAATTCTCGGTCATGCGGATCGTGCGAACCGGGATGCGGCCACCTTCCGACACCACGGAGGTGCGGTAGTTGTCCTTGTCGTTGTCCGGGTCCAGGATCACGGCGGTGATGAGTTCCGGGCCGGAGATGGTGCGGCTGTTGGAGACCAGCGGTTCGACCGTCTCCAGGGTGTCCTGGCGGTAGGCCCACCGCATCATGTCGTCCACCACCTCCGGGAACATCGCCCGGCTGCCTTCCCAGGTCTGGAAGGTTTGGGACGCCGCCTGAAGGGTGATGCCGTTGGCGAAGTCGTTGCGCACCGGCATGTTGAGGAAGGCCAGCGAGGCTTCGTAGCCGTTCAGCCCGTCGAAGCGTGCCGGCGTCTCGGACAGGCGCGGGTCGATGGACAGCAGCAGGTAGTCGCGGACGCCGATGCCGAAGCTGTTGGCGTCACGCAGCAGGCGCAGTCCGGCGTCGCGGGACTGGCCTTCGGTGGTGAGACCGGCGAGCACCGCTTCGGGCGACCGGCGCTGGATCTCATTGAGGGAACGAACTTCGGGCATAGGATTGAGACCCTTGTTGAAGCCGACGCGGGCTTACTGGAAGACGACGACGACGTAGCCGGTCAGAACCTCGGCCACGAAATTGTTGGGTTGCGCGGTGGTCGCCGCCTTGACGGTCCCGTCCCCGGCGCCGACGACCGACTGGCCGACGTTGATGGTGGCGCCGCTCTTGACCGGCAGCTTGTAGCCGCCCTTGGTCTGCATGGCGCCGACCAGGATGCCTTCCTGGCTGCGGTCCTCGACGGTGAAGAGGACGCCCCGGACGATGTCGCCATCGGCGGCGGGCTTCATCGTGTTGGCGGTGGTGTCGGCCGACAGCGCGCAGCCGACGTGGGCCTTGCCGGTGCCCGAGGCGAGATAGACGGTGTAGCCGAACTCCGGGTGGTCGAGACCCAGCAGCGTCACACCCATGCCAATGCCGTTGTAGGCCATGGAACCTGCTCCTTAATTGCGCGACTTGAAGGCGGCGTTGGTGAAACCGGCGCCCTTGGCGGCGTCGGAGACCGCGCCGGTGGCGACCCCGCCGACCGGAATCAGCGACGAGAGCTTGCCCTGCGCCGCCGTGATGCCAGCGATCAGCTCCGTCGCCGTCTTGGGCGCGGTCGCGTCCTTCTGGCCGAGGGCGACGTGCAGCTTGGTGAACTGGTCCGTCAGGAAGGAGAGCGTCGGATCGGTGTCGATCTTGACCGGCTCGACCTTCTCGGCCTCGGCCAGCTTCGCCGCGAGTTCGGTGATCTGGGTGTTGAGGCCGTCGATCTTGGCGGTCAGGCTGGCGACCTCGCCGCCCTTGGCGTCGAGGTCTTTCTTGGCGGTGGCGAGGTCCGCCTGGGCGGTCGCCAACTGGGACGCGAAGCCCGTCAGTTCGGACAGGTTCACGGTCACGGGATCGGGCATGGTGGGTTCTTTCGATGCCGTCAGTTGAAGGAGGAGGGCCTTGCCCGTCGTGCCGCTGGCGGTCAGGGCGGCGCCCTGCGCGGCGGCCTGGGACAGAATCTTCGCCCCGTTCGCGGCCCCCTTGCCGACCAGGGACATCTCGTGCCAAGCGCTGAGACCATCGACGTGGGTGTGGACGCTGTCCTTGCCGATGGCGTGGCCGTTCTCACAGGTCAGGGAGAGGACGTTCATGAAGTCCGCGTCCGGGCCGAGATAGTCGAACCCACACTTGGAACAGGTGATCGTCTTGGCCTGGAATCCGACCGACACCTCATCGACGGTGGCGTTCTCGATCTTGTTGATGAGATCGGTCTCGGTGTTCGGGATGTAGAACTGGACCGGAAGCTGCGGGCGGTTGGAGCGGTCGCGCGTGATCTCGGCCCAGAACGCCTTGCCGACCGGGAGCACCTTGGTGTCGTGCATCACCTGGATCGGCACGCCCTCGCCCCGCTGGAGCATGGCGGCCATCTCGGTCATCGTGCGTTCGGAGACCACGGCGCCGTCGAAGATCGACCCCTTCTGCCGGATCGGCAGGGTGTTCAGCGCCAGGGCCTCGTAGACCACGAGGTTGTCGAGATTGACGTCGTTGCCGGCCGTCGTCTTGATCCGGCTGGCAATGACATCGGTGACTTGGACCCGCTTGCCCATGCCGTCATCCAAGTAAAGGGGTGAGGTCTGGGCAAGTTGACCGAATGGGTTCGGCTGCTTCAACGTGATAGGGATTACTGGTCCAGCCCTAACTCTTCTTGACCATTTTGCTGTTCGCCACGGCGCTGCCCTCCGGGGTCAGGCTGCGGTCGAGGGCGTTGCCGCTCTCCTCGGCACTGGTGTCGGTGGTGGTCGAGCTGACCGTCATGAAGCCGGTGCCAGCCAGGGCGGGCGCGTCGTCCGGTCGGTGGCGACCGAACATTTCCATGTGGAACTCGTCGTCGTTGATGAGGCCCAGGGACAGCAGCGACAGCAGACGGGACTGGCGCATGGTCATGTGGTTTTCCAGCTCCAGCGAAGGCCGGAGTTCAGCCTTGCGGAAGCGGACCACCGCGTAGTTGGCGCGGCCCTGCATCATCAGCGCGAAGGTGAAGAGGCGGGACAGATTGTCGGCCACCGGCTCGTTGATCTCGTCCGCGTTCATGGAAAAGATGCGGGCCTCGACCGACGCCGTGTTCACGCCGCTCTCCCCCCGGCCGATGATCGTGGACATCACCTTCAGGGCCGCCTGGTTCTGGGCGTTCAGAACGTCGATGACCTTCGAGATGTCGATGCCCACGCCGGGGTTGTCGTCGTTGATGATGGAGGCTTCCACGCTGTCCCAATGGATGAACGCCTGATCCACCCGCAGCGAGCCGAAGGACTTGGCGATCTCCTGCAACTTGCTCCGCGCCCAATTCGCCATCTTGTCGGCGTCCGCCTGAACGTCGGCGGGCGCGGACTGGCGAACCACATCCTCCAGCACCTTGATGTCAATGCGCGGGAAGCCGGTGACGTACATGATCCGGTACAGATCGTTGATGACCTGCTGACGCGCGGCGATGGTGTTGATCGCCGAGACGAAATGGCTGTTCGTGTAGATCGAGGTCGGGTCGCGGCGGAAGAAGCTGACGAAGAAGGTCGGGATGTCGAGCGGGATTTCGCCCACTCCCCCCGCCGGGATTTGCACCGGCTTGTACTGGCCGGGCTTCGGCTCCTTCCAGCGCACCGTGGCGAGGTCCACCTGCCGGATTTCGCTGGGGGCCAGGGTGCGGTCGAACACCAGTTCGTTCGCCACGCCGCCGCGCAGCAGGATCATGTAGCGCATCTCGGCGGCCAGCAGCCGGAGAGAGGGTTTGAGCTGGAAGGCCGAGAAGTCGGACTGCACCGTCAGGCGCCGGATGATCTGCTGAAGGACGGCGTACCCCTCGCGGTCCAGGTTTCCCTGCTCATCATGCACGCTGACCAGCATGTCGGTGTTCGAGACGGTCAGGTAGGCGTTGACGGCGGCGCTCACGTCCGGGTCGCCCTGAAACGCCTCCTTCATGATGGAGCGGCTGTCCTTGCGGAACCTGTCCTTGAACAGGTCGCGCATGTGTTCCTGGTACATCGGGACGGAAAGCAGCCCGCCCGGCGTCTGACCGTTGAAGGTGTTGGTGATCGAGGCGCCGCCGCGATTGGCCCGGCGTTTGAAGCCCCCGAGCTTGAACAGGTCCATCACCATGATAGCAGCCCCTGGCTGTGGCTCGACGGAACCAGGAGACCCACGTCGTCGGGCACCCAGTCCGCGCCAATGGTTTCGTAGAGGGTTCGCGTCTCGGCCTTCCGCAGCGGCTGAAGCGCCTGCCAAAGCCGGAGGCTGAACAGCATGAAACCGAGGGCGTGGAAGTAATGATCGTCGCCCTTGAGCTTCACCCAGCGGGCCGGGCTTTCCGGCTTCTCGTCGCGCACGTTGTCGCGGAAGTGGGTGATGATCGTTTCCTTCTGGTGGCCGTAGCCGCAGAGGGTGATCCTCTTCGAGCGGACGGACTTGGCCGCCACGTCGAGGAGCGAGGTGCGGTCGGCCTGGGCGTAGGCCGGGTTCTTGAACTCGTCGAAGACGATGTTGATTTCGGCCGATCCACGGTACTCGACGGGGAACACCTTCCTCCCGCTGACCTCGAAGATGTCGTGGGCGGTCGGGGTGTAGGGGTGACGGTCAACCGCGCCGGCCACGATGTTGACCTGACCGCACAGGCCCTTCACCCGGTCCACGATGTCGTTGGCCGGGATCGTCTCGAACAGCAGCGCGTCGCAGTCCTCCGGCGTGCCGACGCCCAGGATCAGGTGGCAGACCGCGCCCATGTCGATGCCCAGGAAATGCGGGCGGGTCGGGTCCACCTCATCCGGCCGGGTCGGGACCGGGGCGATGCACGCCTCGATGTCGGCGCGCTCCAGGCGGATGTTGCCGTCGATGTAGGGCTTGCCCAGCACCGTGTTCGACCAGCCGCGCAGATAGTCGCGGCGCTTGTATTCCAGAAGCTGGCCGATGATGTAGGGGATGCCGATGCGGCCGGTGGACAGCGGGCGGACCCGATAGCCCCGCGCGTGCTGGATGTCGGGCCGCTGGGCGACCCAGCGGCGCCCCTCATCGTCCAGATCGAGTGGGCCTTGGTGGCAGCGCTCGCACATGACGTAGGCGCCGAGAAGGTCCAGCTTGGGCATCAGGCTTTCGGTGATGTGCCCCAGGTCTTCGATGTCGTCGGGCAGACCGGGGATCACCACGAAGTCGCGGGTGAAGTCCGGGATCTGAACGTGACGGCAATAGGGGCAGCGGATGACCCACTCGCGCTGGTCCGTCACCTCATAGTCGCCGTCAATCCCGAAGCCGAAGAAGGTCGGGGTCGAGAAGCGGTGCTTGATCCGCCATTCGGAATTCTGGAGACGCGACTGGAACAGGGACAGCATTCCCTGATCGGTCAGGTCCACCTCGTCATGGACGAGGTAATCGGCGGGCGTCGAGGTGGCGGCGCCCTCCGTCGCGTTGGTCATCAGCAGGAAGCTCGTGCCGAACTGCATCGTGGACATCGAGCGGACCATCTTCTCCCCGCTCTCCGGCTGGAAGACGGCGTTCTCTTCGATGCAGGGTTTCACCCGCATCTGGCTGACCTTCTTGAACATCGCCTCGTCGGGCAACGTGTAGATCGCGTTGACCCCTTTGTTGCGCTTCACGAAGGCGAGGATTTTGCGGACCTGAACCTCGGTCAAACCAACCTGGGAGCATTTGATGACCGACAAATTCTCGTGCATGTCATCGGCGATGGCCTGTTGAAACGGATACTTCGCCATCGAGAATGGCCGCCCCCGCAGCAATGTGTTCTGCGTGATCCAGTCACCATAGCTCGCCGCCTGATCGACATCGAAGCGGGCGCGGGCGCGCGACAGGAAGTCTTGGATTGGACGGGTCATCGGGCGACGGTAGTCGGGCGACGACTTGGCGCACAGCGAAAGGACGTTAGCGAATCCTCGCTAACGTCTCTGGCGTTGCGCCCAGGGGGCGTTGTCGCGAACGATCTGGGCCTCCCCCCACTCCAGGCCGCCCATGCGCTTCTACCCTGATCTCAGTCAGAAGACGTTGGCCCCGCTCCAGGTGGTGCAGGAACAGCTCCGGCTGGACCCGGCCTATCTGGACGCGGATGACTGCTCCTACGACGCCAAGGTCAAAGAGCTGCTGAAGCTCCTGGCTCCGGGTTCCGGCGACAGCCCCCAGGCTTTTCTGCGCCGCGCCGGATCGAAGCAGCAAATCCTCGAAGACGAAACCCAAGCCCTCTACCTGGAAATCCGCGACTTCGGCCAGAAGCTGAAGGCCGACGACGTGTCCGAGCGGATGTCCTACTACCGGACCCGCACCGCCCTGCTGGAAAAGCTCATCTCCTTGACGGAGCGGGCCAGCAGCATGAAGGCGGTTGGTCAGTTCCAGGACATCGTGCTGGGCATCTTCGAGGACATGCTGACGCCCGACCAGCGGGCCGAAGCCATGGAACGCCTGGGCGCCGCCCTCGAAACCCAGGACGACCATGGCTGACCTCTTCGCCGCGCACGCCCCGGCCTTCTGGTCGCGCGGCATTCCCGCCATCCCGCTCGTCAAGGGCCAGAAGCGTCCCGCCATCGACGCTTGGCAGATGTTCAGCGACAGCCTGCCGACCGAAGAGCAGAAGGCCCGCTGGCTGTCGGAGTTCGCCCACGGGAACATCGGCGTCGCGCTCGGCCCCCAGTCCGGCATCGAGATGCTGGACGTGGACACCGACGACCCCAAGGTTCACCAGTTCATCGACACCGTGCTGCCGCACAGCCCGTGGCGGCGTCTTGGCCGCAAGGGATTCGCTCTGGCCTTCCGCTGGTCGGGACACCGCACCTTCCGCATCAAGCAGGCGGACGACGCGACCATCATGGAGCTGCTGTCCGCCAAGACGCAGCTCGTGATCCCGCCGTCGATCCACCCGGACACCGGGCTTCCCTACCGGGCGAACGTCGATCTGCTGGAAGTCTACGACGAGCTTCCGCCGCTCCCGCGCGACGTGGAGATCATCCTGCGCGAAGGGCTGAAGGAACTCGGCTACGAGCTGTCGGCCAACGGCTTCACCAAGCTGACGGAATGGGTGGCGCCGGGCGCCCGCGACAACCGGATGATCCAGGTCGCCGGTCTCTACGCCAACACCATCCTGCGCGGCGAGGTCACGTTCCTCGAAGCCGTCGCCCAGATGCGCGGTTGGCACGACGCCCGCGTGGAGAAGGTCGCGGGCGACGACGTTGACATCAACAAGGGCATCGTCCGCATGGCGGAGTTCCTGGTCTCGGATGTGACCGGGGACAAGCGCCGCATGTTGCCGGTCGGTTGGGACGCCAACCTGTCGGGGGAGATGAAGTCCGGGCTGGGCCTGAACGTCATCACCGACGAGAACCAGGAATGGACGCCCGAACAGGTGCGGACCCACCTGGACGCCGCGCTTGGCGCGCTTCCTCCCGAGGATCTTCGCCGCGTCGATGAGGTGAACAAGGCGCTGGACCGGATCGCCCGCCAGCAGTTCGACGCTCTGCACGAGGAGCAAATCCTCCGCTGGATCGCCGAGACCTCGATGACCGGCATTTCCTTCACGTCGCTGAAGCGGCGGCTGCGGGAACTGCGCCAGGGCGAGGTGGTCGGCACCGACCACAGCGAGATCGCCGAACAGGTGCTGGCCGACCTGCGCCGCTTCGGCGAGGTGCGGTTCGCCTTCAACAAATTCTGGTCCTGGACCGGCTCGCACTGGGAACGGAAGATCGACGAGGACATCTACCGCCTGATCTCGAACGATTACGGCGATCTTCCCGCCGCCCGCAAGGCGGCGGATCACAGCGGCATCCTCAAGGTGATGGGCCGCAAGGTCTCCCGCCCGCTGGTCGATAGCGCCCTCGTCGGCATCAACTTCGCCAACGGCTACCTTTCCCAGGATGGCCGGATGCTGCCGCACGATCCGGCCTATGGGGCGACCTACTGTCTGCCCTACCGCTACATGCCCGAGCTGGCCGACCGTTGCCCGCGCTGGCTGGCCTTTCTGAACGAGCGCTGGGCCAAGGACGCCGACCGCCCGGACAAGATCACGGCCCTCCAGGAGGCGATGTGCGCCACGCTCATGGGCATGGCGCCGCGCCTCCAGCGCGCGGTCCTGCTGGTCGGCGTGGCCCGCTCCGGCAAATCCCAGGTGCTGAAGGTGATGCGCGGCCTGCTGCCCGAGGAGGCGGTGAGCAACATCCCGCCGAACACCTGGGGCGACAAGTTCATGCCGGTCGGTTTCGTCGGCAAGCTGCTGAACGTGGCGGGCGAACTGTCCGAAAGCAAATACATCCAGGGCGACATCTTCAAGCAGGTGGTCGAGGGCGAGAGCATCCCGGTCCAGTACAAGGGGAAGGACGCCTTCGACATCCGACCGATGTGCGCCCACTGGTTCGGGTCGAACCATCTGCCGAAGACCAGGGACACGTCGGAAGGGTTCAACCGCCGCTGGCTGGTCCTGACCTTCAACCAGCCGGTCCCGCTGGAAGACGTGCAACTCGACTTCGCGGACATCCTGATCGCCGAGGAGCGCGAGGCGATCACCGCCTGGGCGATCCAGGGGATGCCGCGCCTGATCCGCCAGCACAGCTACACCATCCCGGCGTCTCACGCCCAGGCCGTGGAGGCAATGGCGGACGCCAATGACAGCGTGCGTTTTTTTATGAAGCAGAAGGGCGTGGGCGTCCTATGCCTGAATTCCGCCCCCACCTCATCGACACAACTCTACACCGAATACTATCGCTTCTGCGCCGAGGCGGGGGATGCCCGGCCTGTTACCTTGAGGAGCTTCTTGGGTCGGATGGAGAATTTGGCGAACGTCTTCGGCTTCACGCCCATTTCGCAGAAGGACAAGGATGGAAACACCCAAGTGTTGTACGTGAACGGCACCTCTGCGACGCCCGCCGAGGCCGCGTGATCGAAATCACCCGGCCCGACCTGATCGAGCTGTTCTACTGGCAGAACGTTGCAAGCGTGCCTACCCGGTTTAGGCAGTCACCCACGGCATAGAGGGAAGGTAAAGCGTGCATCGCGACCTCCCAATCAACATCATATGAACCGACTAAGTCATGCTATACGTGTTATGCTCTCTGATTTTCGCGGCATCCTTAAGAAACCACACCTTTTTGGTTATGGGAAATCACGTCATTGGCTATTTCACCGAACATCTTTATGCGGCTATACGGCACGAATCTCGGATTGTCACTAACGACCGGGAAGCGTGACACCACCATGTGTTGGACCTCGTTCAGCGCCAGCTTCTCCTTCAGTAGATGTTCTCGGTTCTTTTCCTTTAACAAGGCGCTCTCATAAGCACGCACTAGCCTATAATTGAATCTAGCAAAGCGCGAAGCGTCCGCCTCGAGATAATCGATATCAGTAAAATTGTTTTTGCATTGAATGTTCCAAATTACGCCATCCCGAACAGTTACAACATCAAACTCACGACGATTGATGCGCCGTACATCTTGCACAACGAAGCCCTGTCGGCTTATCTCCTGGCGAACCGCTTCTTCAAATATGAAGCCTGTGCGGATCTGATAACGCTTTTGACGATCAAGGCACCGAGCGCGCCAGTAGTAGATAAAACGACTCAGAAGTGTAACGGTTGATCGATAGACGCCATTGATTAAAACAAAAGGGGAATAAGTAGACAGACAATCTAGATAGGTCACTCCCGATGAGAGAAATGCAGATTTCAAGTCTGGTGGCGCTCTAAATTCATCAAATAGCGCTGAAATATCTTCTGGACTTACTACGATCCAAAAGTCCTTTTCCACAAAATTGATGGATAAACGACGCACTATTCCTGCCGCAGATGGAAATTCTGTCTTCGCCAATTCGAATTCTGAATAGGCTATTTCGATATTGAGAATATCATTTCGGAGTTCAGCAGCTGAGAAAATTCTGTCTGGACTTAACGTTTCCCTCATCGCCCATTGTGTAACATCGTCCGTGATTGGCATATTGATGATCGGTGCTCGCTCGGGCTCAAGAAAAAATGGATCTAGCATTGCCAATTCAGCAGATTCTTGCGCCGGCAGACCAAGTTTTGTCCGAGACAGCTTCACCTTCAGCGCGTTCTGTGCGCCTTTCAATTGAACTCCGTTGAGCTCAATCATCGGCAGGAAGATAAGGAGCGCATCGTAAGGTATTACAGCCTTATTTCCGCAACATGCCTTCGGAATCATATGAAGTAGAGCTATGAAATGGCGCCGTCGCGATTGAAGATAGATTATCATAGATCCGACTGTTCTAAAATAAGAAGCGATCTCAGAGTGTCCGTGTGCATCAAAACCTGTCGCTATACCTACGCCATACCTTATAAGATTGGTAAAGCGGTTTGCGAAATTTCTGCTGAATTTTTTAATAAATAATTGGCGCACAGCCTGAAACTGCGGTGTCAATTCGACGTGCAGGCTGAGCGGGAGAGAGTATATGTATTCTTCAAATTCGTCATCGTCCCAATCGACGTTTATTAAGTTAATGCACTCTTCGATAGCGCGAAGAGTATCAAGCCAAGCATATGTTGCAGAAATCGGCTCGTACGGAGCGAGGCAATCATGAACCATCTGGCGCTCTTGAAGCGCAATGCGTTCAACGAGCAAGTGCTCGGGAGACGATGCTGTCAAAATGCGTGATTGCTCGGTCATTGGAAGCGTGCTCCTACTTTGGATTTTAGAAAATTCCCCATCATTTTAAACGGGTTCTCAGCGCAGAATTTTACAACCTGCCTCCCATCAAAGGATCATGATAGCCTGATTCATATATTAATACGCATGAAAAATCGCCAAAAGAAAAGCCCTCTCCCCACACATCCGCTCCTAGCGCACAGTAGCCTTTCAAGTAGCGGATGCAGCAACCCCACATACAGTAAGTGTCTTAACTGGACAGGAACGGCCGCAAGCAACAAGCCCCGCCGATGAAGCGGGGCTTTCCTTCACAGCGAACCTCGTGGGTCCCATCGGAAATCATTGACACTCAGGCCCGTGTCAAAGCCCGCATAATAGGCGGACAGAGAGGCGTCGTAGTAATTGAATTGCTTCGTCATGCCCGAGGTTTGGGATATACGCCCCAGGAGATACCGTCCTTGCGGAGAGGCCGCCACCAGCGTGCCCCCTCCGGTCCAGGTCACGGCGTTGTAGTTGGTCGCGGTCGAGGCTGCCGGTAGGCCGCTCACCGCAGTCCAATTGGTGACGCGGAAGGCGGTGTTCGCCACGGACCCATTCACGATGCCCGCAAGTTTGCTTGATGTGGAAACAAAATTGTTCAGAAAGCCGATGCTTGTTATTAGGCTTAAGGTTATTATTTTTGATGTTGATGTGTTTAGATACGCGCCATAAAGGTTGTTGCTCAGGACATAGTAAACAAATATTGCCGTTCCTTCTCGCCCCTTCGCCACAGTCAGCGAGGTTATGGCGGTCGAAACCGTGAGCTGGTTGGAGAAAGCGGTCATGGTCGCCCAGGCGATGACCTGGAAGGATGGGCTTGAGGAACTGCCGGATGCGAAGCCCAGAACGATGTAAGCCCCGTCAGGGGACCACTCCCCCGCGTTCACCGCCGTGGAACGACTGTAGGCGCCAGACACCGGGGTCCAGGTCGCGGCGTCATAGAACTTCACGTACCCGCCGGCGTCCGTGACGGCCAGCACATCGTTGGCGGTCGGTCGCCACCCAATGATCTTGGTGAAGGTTCCGTCGATCTCGGCGATCACATCCTGGGTGTCGGCGTTGAAGATCACCAGCTTGTTGACGGTGCCGGTCAGAATCACCGCGAGACGCCCATCGCTGGATGGGCACACCTGCTTGCAACTCGGCCCTTGGCTGGCGTAGGTCGAGAATGTCCGGCTGTCCCACCGGGCTTTCTGGAAGTTCCAGGTCGAAATGTATTTGGCGCCGTCGAAACTGTGACCGAAGTAGATGACCGGATCGGTCGGCAAGATGACGGCCTTTGCACTGGCGGCCTTTGCAAGGCAGGCCGAGTGGTACGCGGTCAGGCACTCCAGCATCAGAACCCCACCACGGCGAAGGCACGGACCACCGATCCATCGACTGACCGGCGAAGATGAATCTCGTCCGTCCCGGACGAGGACAGGGAGGGGACTTCACCGCCCAGCCAGACGATCCCACTCGGCCATGTCGGGGTGAACGCCCCGCCGTTGGTCAGGCGCAGGATGTAGACGGCTTCGCCGCTGGTCGGCGCGCCCGACAGGATGACGGTGTAGGCCGCAGTCGCCGTGTGGCTGAACAGCACGCCCGTCGCGTGGTCCAGCGTGACGTTGGCCCCGGACACCGTGACGGCGCCGACCTTCAGAGAGGGGTTGCTGATCGCGGTGGCGTCGGCCTTCGCGTCCAGCGCGGCCTGGAGACCCGTGACGGTGGCGATGGCGTGGGTGTGGCTCGTCGCCGCCTTGCCGTCCAAGGTGGTCTGGAGGTTCGTCACGTCCGAGATCGCGTGGGTGTGGGCGCTCGGGGTGAAGCTGTCCGGCTTCCCCGTCACCCCCGTCCACGGAACCGAGGCCGCCGTGCCAGCGCTGAACGCGGTGTAGCCCGCCTCCACGGTCAACTGCGTCTGGTCGGTGACGATGTAGACGTTGCCGGTGTCGGCCTCCTTCACGAAGTCGCCGAGTTGAACCGTGGCCGTGGTCAGCGCCAGCCGGGCCGCCGTGTTCGCCACCCCGACCATCCGCTCCAGCGCGGCGGTTGGGATGCGGGCGATGTCGAACACCCCGCTCGTGATCGTGGAGGCGTCCTGCGTGTGGACGGCCTCGGCCTTGCCGTCCAGCTTGGTCTGGAGATCGGTCACGCTGGCGATGGTATGGGTGTGGGAGTTCGCGGCCTTGGCGTCCAGGGCCGCCTGGAGACCGGGAACATCGTCGATGCCGTCGATGCTCGACCCGCCGACCTTGACGATGCTCCCGTCCGTCTTGCGGACGTAGATCGAGTCCACGTCGTCGAAGGCGATCTCGCGCAGGGCAAGGTCGCTGGTCGAGGGAACAGCCCCCGCCGTGCGGGCGGTCTTCAACAGGATGCGCGAATAGCTCATGAATAATCCCCACCATCCAGGGTGAAGTTCGGGTTGTCGAACGCCGAGAGGGGGAAGACGGTGATGTTGCCCTTTCGATCAACCGAAGGGACGACGCTCTGGGTGACGGGATCACGGGTCTCGCCAACGCCGAAAATCCCGCCGTCCGCTTCCGCGACCGGGACCTCAAGGCCGGGAAACCGTCCCCCGTCTGTGTCGGAACCCCAGCCCGTGTAGACCCTGTAGGTCACGCGGTCTGGGTCTTCATCCCCGTCCAACCCCATGAGCCAGCGGGCGGCTCCTCGGGCCATGCGGATCAAGGGGGCGTCCGCGTTGACGAGACCTGACATCGCTCCCCTCCGCGCAAAGAGAAAAGGGGTGGCGCAACGCACCACCCCCTCCTCGTGTTGGCTTACGCCAGGGCGATGTTAGGTGACGCGCACCTTGTCGGTCGCCGACAGGGCGGCCACCGGCAGGATGTTCACCCCGTCCACGGTGTAATCGTCCACCACGTCCACCAGCAGGCCGTTGATGTAGACCTGTTCGGTGCCGGCAACCGGGGTTGCGGCCAGGGCGAAGGAGGTGAAGCCGCCGTTCGCCACCGCCGCCTCGCGGACCACGAAGGTCGCGGCGACCGCCGTGCCGTCCGCGTTGCCGACGAAGATGCGGCCCGCCGCCAGGGCCGCGTTCAGCTTGGTCGGCAGCGCGCCCTCGACCGCCGTCACCCGGTCGGTCAGCGCGCTGTCGGCGGCCTGAAGGGTGTCGATCTCACCTTCGCTCGCCGTGACGCGGGCCTCCAGCGCGGTCGCGTCGGCCTCGGCGTTGGTGACGCGGCCTTCCAGCGCGTCGATGTCGGCCTCGGCGGTCGTGACGCGGCCGGTGAGCGCCGTCACGTCGCCATCGACCTCGACCAGCGCGCCCTGCACGTCGGTGGCCTGGAGACTGCCGACCGGGGTGAACGTCACCTGTTCCGCCGCATAGTCGCCCGCTTCGGCCAGGATCGGACCCGACCGACCGAAGACCGAGACCACCTTGTCGGTGTTGTCGATCTTCTCCCAGTCGGCGCCGTTCGAGACCACCCAGTCGCGCTGTTCCCAGTCGGCCACGCCGTCGATGACGGTCGTGCCGGCGACGGCCACGACGTAGTAATGCCCCTTGTTGTCGGCGGCGGCGGTCGGCAGGACCGGCAGGTTCTGGGTGGCGTCCCAGATCCCCTTGTAGGTCATTGCGCCCGCAACCTTGGAGACCTCGGAATCCACATACGCCTTGCGGGTCACGTCGTTGGCCGCGACCGGAGCGCCCAGGTTCGACAGGATGAAGCCGCCGAAGTCGAAGTTCTCGGTGGCCTGAACCTGCTTCAGCTTCAGCAAAGTCTTTGCCATGGTGGCGATGCTCCCTTCAGGTAAATGTTAGGTGGAGGTCATGTAGTAGACGGCGACCGTATCGCTGCTATCCAGCGAGTAGCCGACGACACCCATATCGATCTTGACCACGTAGGGGCCGGCTCCATCGAGCGAGACCGCCGTAAGGTCGATGCCCATGCCGTTGATGGTCACGATCAGACCATCCTTGTTCCCACCCTGAAGACCATCCGGCAGGGTGGTGTTGAGGGTGTGGATGCCGGTCGTCGCAATCGCCGGACCAGCCTCGGTGAAGCTGCGGCGCTCGAAGACGATGCCGCCCTGGGAGGGCATCCACACCGGGGCGCCGCCTTCCATCGTCAGGACGTAGCCGTCGCCGCCGGGCGCCAGCGACGCGCCACGGCCCTCGGCGTCGCCGAGGGCGAGGTTGTAGGCCGGGATGGCAATCTGTTTGAGGCGTTGCGTGCTCGCCATGGTCAGACTCTCAGGTTTGGGTTGCTGCGGGCAGCGCCGAGTAGACGATCAAAAGTTCGTCCACGGTTTCGAGCCGATACGGAAGGTTGAGGATGGTCAGCGTCGGCGCCGAGTAGGTGAAGCTCTCGGGCGACAGCCCCTGGCCGTTGATCTGGACTTGCTCGACCTCGTAAACGTCGCCCGGCATCGTGAAGACGGTCTGACCGTCCTGGTCGATGGCGACCTTGAGGGAGCGAATGTCCGATCCTGTAAACCCGGCGCGCAGGAGGTCGCTGATCTTGAGTCGGCGCGTCACCCCGTTCTGGACGATGGGTAGCCATTCATCCCCGGTCAGGGGGAGCGCCAGATCGAGTTGTGAGATTGTCCGTCCGCTCATCGGCCTTCGGAAGCGTGAAGGCCGGGACGCCCCAGTCCCGGCCCTCTTCCCCCGCCCCAGGAGAACCCGCCACGAGTGCGAGCAACACCCAGACCCTACCAGCCCCAGGAGCGCTGTCATGCAGCAGACGGGTAAGGGTTGCGGCCCTAACCCAGCTCCGTGACCACAAGAAGACCGGCGGTGGCGGTCGGGCCGGGGCGCGCATCCAGCTTGGTGTATTGGCGGGTGTCGTAGACGAAGTATCCCCCGCCGCGCAGATACACTTCCGGGCCGCCGTCGTAGAAGCGGATGACGGTGTCGTATTCCGGCTGAAGTTCGACGGCCAGCACCTCCTCCACCTTGAACGTGGCGGTGGAGGTCCACTCCCCGGCGGTCAGAGACATCTGGTGGCAGCCGACCGGGTGCAGGGCCTGGACAGGCTGCCGGTTGTCATCCATCGGAAGCGGCATCGTAGAAATCTCCGTCATAGTCTTCGTTGAAGTCGGGGAAGACCCCGTTGCCGTATTCGCTACAGTCGATGGTCTCGTAGGCGTCCACGTCGGCGTCATCGACCGGGTAGAGGTAGCCGTCGGGGACGGGCCGGGTGGCGTTCGGATCGAACAGGGCGCCCATGGCGAAGAGGTCGCCGTAGGCGTCGAGGTCGGCACGGCCCTGGTGGAAGGCGGTTGCCACGGAGAGGGTCGCGGCGCCGACGAGCACGACGATCATCGGCGGCGCGAAGATCAGCGTTCCTTCGCCCACCAGCGTGGCGGCGCCGGTCATCAGCGTGAAAGAGACCGGGTTGGCTGTCAGGGTGGAGGTTTCGCCGACGCTCCAGAGCTTGGCCTTGTAGGTCTGCTGGTGGGAGATCTCCCCGACAACCAGGCTTGCGACCCCCGGCATGATGATGCCGATGTCGTCAACGGTGGCATCCTGGACGGCCAGCGTGCCCCTGCCCAGGAAACGGGCGGTCGGAACGGCGAGGGTCGCCCCCTTCGCCACCAGCTTGCCCTTGGCGAGGAGCGCTGCGGCGCCGACGCTGTGGGCGCCTTGAAGGGCCTTCAGCGTGGCCTTGCCCTGGACCTGGGCGCCGGCCACCCAATTGACCTTGGCTGTGATCGGGTTATGGAACCGACCGAACCCCTTCAGCTCGACCACCTGCTTGCGGTGGATCGCGCCGATGGCGGCGAAACGGCCCCGACCGCGAAGGCGGTTGTGGGGCACATTCACGAACAGGTCGCCGATCAGGTCGGCCTCGCCGATCATCGGTTCGGCGTAGGCGGTGTGGGTCGTGACCTCGGTCGGGGCGCAGACCGCCAGCAGTATCTGGGTTCCGTCCTCGCAGAGGAGCGGCACGCCGTCCTGACACAGCAGGACGGGACAGGCGGCCTCGCACGTCAGCAGCAGGATCGGCTCGCCGTCCTCGCACAGCAGACACAGCCCATCCTCGCACAGCAGGAACACGTCCCCCTCGCAGGGTGAGGAGGTCGCCCGCCTCACCCATCGGCGTTCGGAAAGGAGACGGGTGAGCTGCATGACTTACTGGTTGCTGGCCTGGATCGACCCGATGGGGAACTCCATCCGGCCCCCGGCGGCCACCGTGTTGGAGGGCGTGACCGCGCCGTAATAGAGAAGCTGCCCCCCGCTCTGGGCGGACATCACGCCGACATGGGAGATCGTTCCCCAGGCGGCGGTCGCGACGGGGAAGGTCAGCAGGTTCTCGTTCGCGCTGACGCCGTCGCTTGGGTCCGAGAAGGTGATGAGCTGGCGGACGTAACTGCCGCCCGTAACCTCGACGCCGGAATTGTCGTCGTTCGGGTTCGAGGTGTAGAGCGCGAGGTAAACCGCACCGGGCGGGGTCGTGTTGTTCGGGTTGCCCCGAAGAAAGAAGTTGATGATCTCGTTTTCCATGTAGTCGGAGAACGCGGACATGGAGCTGGCTCCCAAACAAGTGAATCGTTGGATCGGGCCAAGCTACGGGATCGGGGCGACCGGCGCCGTTCAGGACTGGGTTCACGGCGCGGCAGTAACTCAGGTTCAAGTTGAAGTAATAAAAGTACATTTCCGAATTTCTGGAAATTTCATCGGTCGAGATGAAGGGGGGACCCCCACCCCGTACCCTTCAACCCATTGTAAATAAAGGGTGTACCCTTCGCCCCGGCCCTGCGCTTATGGCAAGTCACGGCCTACCCCTGTGCTATGGTGTGTCTACGGTGATTAACAAATCACTCGCCCATCGAAGGAGAAGGCAAGGGCGTCGATAGGAGAAGTCTGTCTAAATCCGTCCCATGTCCAAATGTTGGACAGAAAGGACGAAGACAGGACAGGTGCGCCCACTTCCCGGACCCATCCAAATTTTGAACGGGGTATCGAACATGACGACGCAAGTAACCTACACGTCCGCCATGAAGTTGACGGCGGCGGCTTTCGACGGGGTGTCGGATCGCCTCATCCATTTGGCGGCTTCCACGGCGCTGACCTACCTTGCGGGCGTCAACGGGTGGAACACGGACAAGAAAATTCCCGCTGAAACGGTGCGCGAACAGTTGGTCGATACGTTCCAAACGAGCGGGAACAAGCGGACCACGGCCTACACCTTCGCGCAAACGGGGTGGAAGCTCGCCGCTCGCCTGTCCAAGGGAGACAAGGCGTTCCGGGAAACCTTGAAGGCGAGCGACTTGCAAGAAGCCGTCAACCTGATTGTGGTTCAGATCAAGGCGGATTTGCAGGCTGGCAACCTGCCCCTGACCATGGATGGTTTGAAAGCCCTGTTGGAAGGGCCGAAGAAAGACGCCAAGCCCGCGAAAGGCGCGGCGGAAAAGATCCTCACCTTGCTCAATGCGGACGACAGCGAGTTCAGCGACCAAGAGCTTGAGGACATTCTCGCCGCCGTCCGGGGGCTGGTCACGGCCCGCGCCCAGCACGCCGCCCCTCTTCAGCAAGCCGCCTGACACGCAACCCGGCGGGGGGAAACTCCCCCCGCCAGCGCCCGGCGTTTATGAAGGCCCATTCTTGGAGTGGGCCGTCATAAGCCTCGAACGAACCCTGCGCCATGTTCTGGCGCGGGGCGTTTGGCGTGCCCACAACCCGGTCTCGTTCAAAATTTGGACGGGACGCTGTAGGAGAGGTGTGTCCGATGCGACCCCAAATCCAAAAGTTGGACCGGCACCCGATGTTCGGGTTCCTGGTCCAAGCGGCGAAAGACCGGGCCGGCGGGTGGATTGAGGACCGGGCCGCGTTCGACGCCCTGGTCCTGGCCGAGTATGCGGCCTTGCGCCAAATGCTCCCCGAGGCCAAAGCCCCGGATGGGCCGGAGCGTGACAGCCTGGACAGCCTGACCGCCGAGTGGTCCTCGCGCATGGCCCGTCCCGCCGCGTGGCGCCCCTCGCTGCCCGAGCGGGTCTTCCCGGATTTCCCCGACGCCCCGCCCATGCGGGACGAGGACATCCCTGATGACGGCCTGGGCGCGTTCCGGGACATGCTCGACTTTCCCGATCCGGTCGTGCCCCAGCGCGTGCATCACATACTGGCCGACACCGACCACCGCGTTCAAGTCGCGGCCCAGGCCCAGGCCGACAAGCGGGCCGCCCGCAAGCCGGGCAAGGCCAAGCAGGTGTTCGAGCCGCCCGTGCCCAAGGGCATGGGTCCGAAAAAGCGCTGGGCGCTGTCCTGATACAGAGTTTCATCGTTTCCAGCGCCAGTACCGGCTGACCGCCGGATGCCGCTGACGCCCCGGCCCTGGCCCAGGGTGGATAGGAGAGCCGCGTCCTGATCTGGCCGCCGTCCAAAAGTTGGACAGCGGTCGGGATAGAGCGCTGCCGGGTCGGCGTCAGGGTCAGAGCCAGGGCGGGGGCGCACCCATCATTATGCTCAGTACGAGCACAACGATGGCCTCGCGGAAAATGAAATTCGGCGCCGCCCTGGTCCTGACCCTGACCCCGGTTCTGGCCCCGATCCGAACCAAGCCGCCCCTGGTCGCAATCCACCTCAAAACCAGCCGCAGGTTGGTTCCCCAAAATCAGGGAGGGAACAGTGATCGCTCGCATTCCTGGCGGAAAAACCAAACTCGGCTTCGCGAAAGAGGCTCTTGATCTGCTCGAAGCCGGACAAATCCGACGCTGGCAAGTCATCAACCGGCTGATCCACGTCGGTATTTCATCGGTCGAGGCGAACCTCATCGCCGACCGTGGAACTCTCCCCCACCACACCCTCAAAAGACTTCTGGAGGCATAACATGACCCGCAAAGACCGGACCTTCGAGGTTGTCTACAAGGGCGGAAAGCGCCGTCCAAAGCTGGAACTCGCCACCCTTGCCGCTCTGGCCCTGGCCGAGAACGGAACTCCCCAGCGACAGAAGCCGGTCGAAGGACAGGCCAAGGGTATTCGGTTTGTTCGGCGGTAATTGCCAGGAGGTGGGGACGGGGCGACAAGCCCCGGCACCGCCTTCAACCGCCGCCGATGCCGCAGCCCAGCTTCAGAGACATTCTCAGACCCATAATTTCTCATCACATCAAAATCTTAATCCCTTTCTCCTTGGATTAGATTTTCTCTCCTAAGAGCCTCTAGAGACTTCATTGTCAATAGGGCTGCATCTCTAATAATAATAATTTTGTATATAAGGGGAAATTCACGAAATCTGATCCAAGGAGAAAAACACTAATCCATTGGAACTCTTAAAAATGGGTCGAAAATCTATCACTCTGTCCCAGATAAGCGACGAACTGACCGGTGATGCCCAGGCCATGGCCCGGCTCATGAATCGGCCGCTCATCGACTACCCAGACGAGTGTTGGCTGGACCCCGGCCGACGCAAGGTCACGGCTGACGGCCGGCAGCAAACCCTCCGTTACTGGCTCTACGAGACCCTGACCCAGGCCCCAGTTGGGGATGGCTACACGCTCCGACCGTTGGCGACGTGCATCTCCCCTGACTGCGTGAACCCGAAGCATCAGGCCCGCGCACCGCGCCAAAGACCGGGCCGCAAACCCGGACAGGCTCCGCAACAACGCAGCCGCTCGGCCGTGGATGTGACTTGGCCCGACGCCCAAACCCTCCTCATGCTGCTGGTCCTCGACCCGCCAGCGTGGCAGGAGGAGTACCGCACCCGCTGCTGGGAGTGGACCGGGCCAGTGCAGCAGTTCGGCCAAAAGCGCCTGCCCAAGCTGAAAGGACAGGCTGCCCATCACGCCGTGTGGGAGCTGTTTAACCGCCGTCCACTCCAGGGCCGGTTCAAGAAGGCTTGCCGCAATGACATGTGCGTGAACCCCACGCACCTTATCATCCCGGCCCATGCCCTAGCCCAGACCGACACCCCGGTCCAGCCCGTTCACGCACCGGTTGCCGTCAACCAACCGGTGCCCGAGGCCATCACGTTGGACGGAGAGACCCTGGGCGACCTCCGGGAAGACCTCCTCTACATGCTGGGCTGTATCCACCAGCAGCCGGAGTTGCTACCGCGCTACACCAAGTGGCTGCTGAACCGACCGAACAACCGCTATCTGCATGACCTCATGCAAGAACTCGCCATTGAGGAGAAATGGGTTCGGACGATGCTGGAGCAAATTCAATGGACCTACCAATCGTAGTCGCGCCGGACGGTCAAGTCGGCGTCCCGGCCTATGTGGTCCGATCCCACATTCCAAAGGCCAAATCCTGGCCCACCCCCACGAACGAACGAACCTTCACCGACCCCGGTCACGGCCTTTGCCTACAGGCCGAGTATTTGGGGCGCATGTACAACCGCACGAAGACGCCGGAGATCAAGGCGCAGATCGGTGCCGTGCTCCATGCCCTGCTTCAGTTCCAGCGAGGTGAATAGAAATGCCCAATTCACTCTCCACACACCAGAACTATGAGCTGATACAGGAACTCCGCAACCGGGGACTCTGTGTGGCCTATCTTGAAATTGATGACGTTTCAGACGATGCCCTCTTTAACGGTGAAGAAGACGCAAAAAATTTCGTTGAAACGAACAAGAGGGCCGTCGAAGCTTGCATGACAGAGGCCGGAATATCGGCTGTTCAATCTTATCTGTTTGAAGATCGCGGAGAAAAACAGTGAGCGGTCAATCGACAGAACACGGCCCTTTGCGATTTCAGGCACCGAGTATTCTGGACTTAGCCCCGCTCCCCTAACCTGATCCCCACAAACGCCGTCCCTCCGGGCGGCGTTATCGTTTCGGCAAGGACAGGATCACCCCGACATCAACACCCAACTCCCCATGCTTCAACTCCAGAGGAACGTCCGATGAAGTATCACGTCCACTTTGAAGCAAGCGCCGCTGTCGGCGTCGCCTTCGAGGTCGAGGCTTCCTCTGCGGAAGAAGCGGAACGCATCGCAGCGGCCAAATTCGATCCTCAAAAGGTCGTCGATGACCTGCTGGAAATCAACGAACACACCTTGGCCGGATACGGTCAGAGCGTGAGCCACGTCGTCGTGTCGGTGGACGACAGTGGGTTCGAGGTCGTGGACGCTTATCAGAATTGACGCCTGATTCTGGACCGCCCTCACAAGCGACAGCCGCCGACAATCCAACGCAGTTCACGACCAAGTTACCAAAGCATTCCTAACCCAGTCCTGACAAGCGCCGCCCCTCCGGGCGGCGTTATCGTTTTGGCATGAACTGGAGCACCCCAACATGAACGCTCAGGTCTCTCGCCAGGAACTCACCGAGTTCCACGACGCCTGCAACCCCCCGAAGGAAATCACGGCCGCCACCTTGGTCGAGGCTTACCACCGCGCGAAGGGCCAGATGACCATCGAGATGGTGGCCGACCGCCTCGACGCGGCCACCGCCCGGATCGGCCAGGGGCATTTCACCATCACCTTCTCCACCAACTCCAGCCCTTACAGCGCCCCGGTCTTCCTCTCGCATTGGTTCCGCGACGCGGGCGCCAAGTACGAGGAGTGCCACACGGTGGGGCGGGGCAAGACCGTCGCCGAGGCTCTGGAGGCGCTGGACGATTATGTCGGCAGCTTCCACCGCACGAATTTCACCCCCGAGGAAGTCGCCGCAACCACCGGCCTCTGACCCAAACCAGGAGATCGCCCAGTGCAACGCCTCATCATCACCCCGTCCCACCGCCACCAGCAGGGTCCGGGCAAGAAGTCGCATCTGCGCATGCTGGAAAAGCTGCTGGCGCGCAACGCCGCGCTCTCCACCAAGACGAACCATTTCCAGTACATCCCCGGCCTGTCCCTGAAGGTGATGTCCACCCCGCACCAGACGCAGGAGGAGCGCCGCGCCCGCAAGCTGGAGGCAAAGCTGCTGAAGGCGACCGGCGAGCGCGCCACCGCGCTGGCCGCCAAGGCGCAGAAGGCCCGCCTCGCCCTGGCCCTGAAGCTCCAGGCCGCCAACGCCAACAACGCGAAGAAGGCGGCGGCTTGACATGCGCAGCAACACTGACCGGGCGAACGACGCGCTCAATGCCGTCCACACCTACGCCCGCAGCGTCCACCAGTTGGACGAGCCGGTCGAGGACAATCTGACCGACCTGCTGACCGATCTCCGGCATCTCGCCGTCCGCGAAGGCATCGACTTCGACCATGCGGTTTTCATGTCCGAGCTTCATTTCGAGGGGGAGGACATCTGATGCTCCACGGATACGCGACCCTCGCCATTCAGGACCGGACCACGGGCGAGACCCGTGAGGTGATCGTCCGGGCCAACACCGTGGTCGATGCCGAGCGCATCGCCAACGATTACGCCAACGACCGCAATTACCGGCGGGCCGACCAGCCGGCCGAGGTCAAGATCGTGAGGCGCTTCTGATGGATGTGATCCGCAACATCTACCGCCGACCGATCCCCCAGGAAGGGGCGTCGAAGCTGGCCGAGATCACCGCCGTGCTGGTCTCGCCTGAACACAAACCGGGCGGCGCCTTCGCCGTCTACATCGGTATCGGCTCGCCCGAGTGGATCGTGGCTCACGGCATCAAGTGCCGTTTCCATGAGGCTCGTGTCTACTTCGAGGTCGAAGAAACCAACTACCGGTAATCGCGAACACCCGAGGCTGGGTGCCGAACCGCGCCCACAAACACAATTGGAGACTGAACATGCTTGAATTCCTCAAGCGTGATGGGTGGTCCCATGACTCCATCGAAACCCGTTCGGTGGATGTCGAGGATTGGGACGATCTGCGTGGCGAAGAAGGCGAAGGCGTCCGGGTCGTCCTTCCGCCCATCACCATAGCCCTGCTCGACGAGTATGACGCGGCGCCAGACGAGTTCGACGCCGAAGACTGGTTGCGCGACAACCTCATCAGCCACACGACCACGGACCAGGACAGGCGGGCCGCCGACATCGCCAACACCTACGCCCAGGACCCGGACGACTGGCTGTTCGAGAACTGGCGCACCCTGCTGACCGCCGAACAGATCACGGGAGTCGAGGCCGACATGGCCGAGGCCAAGGAGGAGCATGACACCGACGCCATCGAACAAGCGCGGGACAACTTCAAGGACAGCGACTCCTACTACGATTGGAAAGACGGCTTCGAGCCGGCCATGAATTTCTATTGGCCGGTGAGCCTCGCCTACGAGCTGGACGAGGAAACGGCGGCCGAACGGATCGACAAGCACGCCGGCGCCACCTCTTTGGTCTGGATTGAGCGCGTTCAGTCCCACGCCATCGTCCTGACCGGCGGCGGCATGGACCTGAGTTGGGACATTTGCGCCGCCTACATCTGCTGCGGCTGTGTGCCGCCCGCTCGCCTACTGCTGGGCCTGCCGCGCTTTGCGGGCGGCGGTTACGCCAAGTTCGGCGAATTGATCGTCAGCACCCTGATCCCGCTCTTGGTGAAGCACCGGGAGTGGCAGGCGGAACGTGCCCGTGACGAAGCCAAGCGGCTCGCCGAACACCTGGAGCTGCCAGCGCCAAACCTGACCAACCCGGTGGACGAATTGGCCGAAGCGCTGAAGCCGTTCGCCGAAAAGACGCTGTGGGAAGACATGTTGGTCGATCCCGACCCGGACGACCTCCGGCCGGACGAGGCCGTCGAAGAGTTCTTCATCAAAGTCGGCGACATCCGTCGGGCGCGGAAGGCAATCGCCCAGACCTGACGCTCAATTAAGCGCGCCATCAATCGCTGCGGGAGCGGTGGAACCTGCACCTCTGTAATTCAAGGTGGAGATGACCTCGTGCCCCGTCCCCAACGCCCGACAGGTTCACCAGCCCCCACAAAAGGCCGAAAGCTCACCGGCCGAAAGCACCGGGAGCCAGACCTGGATGTCGCCCACTGGCAGCACTGGGTCAAATCCCAGCTCCAGGAACACGGCTACATGCAAGGCGAACTCGCCGGGCGACTGCGGCTTTCCAATTCCGGCCTCACCCATCGCCTGAACCTGCGCGCCGAGTGGCACCCGCATGATCTTCGCGACCTCGCCGAGATGATCGGCCAGTCGATGGACGAGGTGATGCGCCACTACCCCGACATTCGATACCTGAAATGGGAGGAATGACATGTCCCGTTATGATTCGGTGCGGGAATACATCGCCGGCCAGATGCCGGACACCGTCAAGCGCCTGATCTCCCTGGCGACGTTGGATCTGAACGAAGGCCCGGTCTTCCTCGACGCCGAGGGCGAGCGTTGCGGCCCGTTCGATGACGGCGCCAAGCGGTTCGACTTCTCGACCGCCTGCCGTGAGATCGGCGCCTTCTTCGAGGACATCGGCTGCCTCTACGTCGATGAGGACGGCGGCCTGCACACCGCCGAACCGGAGGCCACGGTCGAGGTGGAAGAGAACCCCGATCATGACCCCGACGATCCCGACAGCGAACCGGAGATCGAGGTCCGCTACGGCCCGACCCCTATTGGGAAATCCCCGCACCCAGATCGTCGGCTTGGTCGCCGGATCGCTCGCCCAACATCTTTGACCCGGAGTCCATCCCATGCTGCGCATTGAGACCAACACCATTCCGGTTCACGGCTTCCCGCCCGATGGGCTGGGCGCCTTCGTTGGCGTGATCCACGCGGACACCGGCCAATATGACGGCTTCGTCCACATCGTGGAGGAGCTGGATGACCGGCCCTACAATTTCATGCTGGTGACGTCCGCCAACGAACTGGACGCGCTGACCCTGACCATCCCCGAAATCATCGACCTGCTGAAGGCCGACGATCCGGGCGAACACACCGGCAGCCCGCATGGGGAGGAGTTCAAGACCCTCGCCCTGAAGGCGTGCGAAGCGGGCGACGTGGACCTGGAAACCCACTACCGCGCCGCCCTGGAAGCTGGCTTCAACTGGGACGCCATCGTCGCCGACGCCAAGGCCAACAGCGAGGAGGAAGAGGGCGCCCTGATTGGTCGCGGCTTCCTCGGTTCGGTCTTCGCCCTGACCCCGAGCGGTAAGGTTTACGCCGCCTGGACCACCAACCAGACCGAGGCGGACGTGATCCTGGACGAGGCGTGGCGCGACGCGCTGGAGGCCATCGCCGAGGAAAAGGGCGGCTTCATCGACAGCGGCGAGGGATCGGGAAGCGACCTCTTCTTCGCCATCCAGCTCGACGCGCCGGACGAGGACGACACCATCTATGATCGGGTCTGCGTCTCCTGCCACGAGGTGATCGGGCACGAGGGCGATGACTGCCCCCACTGCGGAGCCGAACAGGTCCTGGACGCGGACGACACGGCCTGACCCTCGGCATGTCCTTGTCTCGCCAAGAGATCAGCCGCCGCCTGTTCGACTTGATCGAACGCGACCCGATCCTCCCCGACACTCCCCCCACCGAACCGGACGGCAACCTGTGGCCGACTGGAGATCCGATGTACCGCGCACCAACGATACGGCGTCTCCTGGCGCATTTTCCGCACCTGGATAAAGCCCAAGCCCAACAAATCCGCGACCTCCTTCATGGAACGCTGAAGCCGACGACGTTCGAGACGGTGAAGGCGTATGCCGCCCGCTGCTACAGCCCGCCGCCCGAGCATGACCTGATCCTGGAAGCCCTGAACGAGATCATCGAAGGGCACGGCACCGAACCCATCGGTGTGGAGGGGGTGAGGATCGACCGTTACTTCGGCAACACCGCTGCGGTGTACGTCAACACGGGCGACACCTACTCGGCGACCATCGTTTACGACACCGAACAGGACCGCTTCGAGCTGTCCACCTGGGGCGACTACTACGAGCTTTTGTGCCGCAGACACCGGGTCCGGGACGCGGCGTGATCCTGAAACACGGGGGAATCATGAGCAACCAAACCATCGCGGCGTTGAACGATCAACTCCGCGCCCTCATTCCGCTCGTGCCGAAGACGCTCGGCGCCTGCACCGTCACCCAGGGCGTGCTTGCCCTGTCGGCGACCACCATCGCCCAGGTCTACACCAGGGTGCGGACCTTCTCCGAGTTCACGGAGGACAACGACCCTTACGGAGAGCACGACTTCGGTTCGTTCGAGATCGACGACCAGAAGTTCTTCTGGAAGATCGACTACTATGATCTGAACCTGGAGTTCGCCTCTGAAGATCCGAGCGACCCGGATAAGACGATCCGCGTCCTCACCATCATGCTGGCCGAGGAATATTGAGACACCACAAAAATCAGCAGGGGAGAGAATCCCATGCTTGACACCCTCGCCATTGCCACCGACCTTAAGATCTCTGGGTTCCACGAAGATCAGGAGGTAGGCATGGCCCGCACCCTGAACAAGCAGTCCGGCCAGGGCTGTTCGGTTCTCCGAATGAGTCGCTTAACGGTAGGTGCAGCAAGTTCAAACGGGCTGTTTTGCTCTGAAAACGACTTTACCAAAGAGGGGGCTGTCTGAATCTCTATGTCAACTCCCTTACCCCCTTGCACGCCCTGGCTTACGGGGCAGCATGGGCAGAGCTGAATCGCCCTGAGCCAGTAAGGGGGCTTGCCTCCCGATGGTCCATGACGGAGATGATTGTCATTGACTAGCCATTTTGCATTGGAATCGCAGTTAAATACCAGTGCGCGCAAATGTTTCTCGGAATTAGGGGAGTCATGGATGGGCAAGAGACAAGCAGAGTTGGAGCTTCTGCAAGATCATCAATTGCTTTCAGGAGGGGAGCCTGAAACCATTTCCTCCATATTCAGAGATCCAAATTATTATAAAAATATAATTAACGATATAAGAAAAGAAGATGAAAATTTACGCGCTAATATTTTTATTTTATCGCGGTACTTTTGGCACATTCTTACCGAAGAAAACACATTGAGCGCGCTTAATCTGAATAAAAGGTGCGGAGTAATTTCAGGTATATTTGAGAAAATATTACGGGAATACTCCTGCAATGACTTGGGGCCAACATTAGTCTCTGAAATGCTCCACGCAATTTCAGGATATATGATGAAATGCTCGAAGAGTAGGCGCGATAAAGAAATTGCAAGATGTAAAGAAGAGGAGGCGTTTTTTGTCTCTAAATCTATATCGCGCTCATCTGAAATACAGCGGAAACGATCTTTCATTGAAGCTAATTGGCATGTTTATTCCACGGAACACCCGAATTGTTATATAGGCGATCTTGACGGGATTATAGATGAAGGTAGGCGATATGGTTGTTCTGGCAGTCTTTGGGACCGCCAGAAGGTTAATTTTACCATATCGGTTGCATACGGCACACAGATGCTGATCGGACTGAACGAGAAGCCGTCATTTCGTGAATCATCCGAATTTAAGAATATAGTACGTGGATACATTCTTCATCAAATCAATCGAAGAAATAGTGGAGATATTATCCCTCACGGTGAACGGGCAGACTTTATTATGTATCTCGCCATATATTTCCGCAACACATTATCAGGTCGAGAATTTTTAAATAAATACAATACAATTAGGAAGACTCGGCGGTCTCATAATGAGTGGAAACTTCCTCCGCAAGACAAGGAGTACATTGTTAATTCTTATTATTATGGATAAACAAAAAAACATTTCAGAATTTAATAATTTTATTGGCTGAATTCTATTGCCGTCACCTCATTATCTGCTGTTTATCCGAATGATATACGAAACGGCGGACCTTCACTGCCACTGCTATGCGCTGTCAAAAAAAAAAAACTTTGAGGCCGCCCAGGATATCGACAACTCCCTGATTGTCCAGATCAAAGGCAACCAGCAGACCTTAGCATCCATCAGTTTGGTGCGACCATAGCGCCTTGATCGTCAACCTGTCCAAGCTGGCGGGTTAGAGAGCAATCAATAACTCTCTTCGCCGAGACTTCGGCATTTCCCTAATGCAAATTCGTCTGACTCCAAGAACACGGTGACTGTTCACAGTCATCGTTTGCCTTTCTCTTTCAAACCCCAACGCCAGGGAACCCAGAATCATGTCCACCGCCAAGAAGTTTCTGATCTCCTTCGACCCGGCCAACATCCTGAAGGGCGTCACCTACGCCTCCATCGAGCGCGAGGCCCGCAAGCGCACCTACGTCAAGATCGAGAATGCCGGCGAGTATGCGGGCATTCAGGGCAGCCCGGCCGGTGAGGGCTTCTACGTCAACCCCGAGAACATCCTGAAGGCCGACGCCACGTTCGAGGATTTCAACGCCGCTCGCCGCAGCTTCAAGGGGCTGGTCGAGAACCTGAACGATCTGACGGCGGCGACCGAGGAAAAGCACAAGGACATCGAAGCCGACTACAAGGCGCAGCGCGCCGCGCTGATCGAAGGCTTCAAGTCCAGCCTGCTGCCGGCCCCGGTTCCGGTTCCGGTCGAACCGGAGGCCGAGCCGGTCCCGGCGGAAGACGCCGCCGCCTGATCGGCGCGCCGGTCGGGAGCTTCACGTCAGGATTAGCGAAGCTCCCCAAACCCCACCGCGTCTGGAAGCCCGCCCCCCGGCGGGCTTTTCTTTTGCCTGTCCACAACAGGAGCAACCCCACCCATGCATGACTGGGTGCAAGCCTTTACGGACGGCTCCAGCTTTCCCAAAGGACCGAGTGGGTGGGCGGTGGTGTGGCTCTATGGCGGCCAGACCTACGAGCAGTCCGGGGCCGCACCCCAGGGAGACAGAGCTACCGCATGGAGTTGACCGCCACCCTGGTGGCGCTGTCCACCCTGCCGAACGGCGCCAAGCTGGTCATCACCACCGATTGCCGACCGGTCCTGAACCACGCCCTGTCCCGCGTTCAGCGCCGCCGCGATGCCGATCTCTGGCAGGCCGTCGATTTCCACGCCCGGCGCATGACCGACGTGCGCTGGGTCTGGACCAAGGGTCATGCGGGAAACCCCTTCAACGAACGCGCCGACCAACTGGCCCGCGCCGCCGCCGAAAGCCTCAGACCATGAGCCTGACCACCCATGTTTCCAGCCCGCCGGGGCCGCCCCCGGCGAAGGAGACCACCGCCGAGGTGCTGGTCTCCATGCTCACCGAGAACACCGGGCGCCACTTCCTGGACAGCGGCGGCGCCTATGGCCGGAACTGGGAGCGCAACCACAACAAGGGCCTCGCCGAGTTCGAGGCCGAGCCTGCGACCAAGACGGAGTTCTGCCTGCGGGAGGGCGAAACCACGGGTGAGGTGTCCATCACCATCAACGTCTTCCACTGGCTGAAGGACCGGCTCGACATCAACCACCAACTCGACGCCTTTTTCTTCGAGTGGGTTGAAACGCAGAACGCGGCGCGCTCCTGGTTCGATTTGGTCGAACGCTTCGTGTCGAACGAGGACGATGAACTGAAGGCGTTCATCGAAAGCCGGCGCCGGGACGGGGAATACCGGACCCGGATCGAAGAGATCCTGTATGAGGCGCTGGAGGAGCATGGGCATCTCCCCGACCCGCTGAACCACACGCGGGCGGGCTTCACCCACAACACCTACAACGGCGAAGACGTCCTTTCCCAGACCATCCAATACACGATGTTCGGCCTCGGCTACGGGGATGTCGGCTGCTTCCTCTTCATCCATGGCGGGTGCGACGTGCGCGGTGGCTACACCCGGCCCCGTGCTTTCGATGTCGGCAACGGCAACGGTTGGGAAAGCATCTTCGACAATGCCCGCGTCACGCTCGGCCCGGACCCCGACAAGGAGGAGCGGGACGAGTATTTGTCGGACCACGGTGAGCCTGAACTGCCCGGCATCCCGCCGAAGACGCTGATCGACCCGTGGAACATCACCTGGGACAGCGACAACGCCGGTTCTTCTTTCTACCCCTGCGGCAACGAGTACCCGGCCAAGCTGCTGGCCTTCGACGAGTACGAATGGTCGGAGGACCCCGAGGATCGGGGCAAGGGCGTCGTCTATTTCGACCGCGAGACCTCCACCGCCCACTGCCCGGTCACGGGCTTCCCGCTTGTCGGCTCCTGGTATTGAGGAGAACTCCATGCTTTCCGAATATTTCAGGCGTGAACTCGAAGCGGTCGGTTACGAGCCGACCGATGTCACTTGGTCCCTGGGCTACAGCCAGGGCGACGGCATGGCCTTCGAGGCGCGGGTCGATCTGGAAAAGGTCGCCGGTCGTCTGCTGGCCGGGCCGCAGAAGGCGGCCATCACGCGGGTCATCAAGAAGGCCGGGCCGTCGATCCGCATCCGGCACTCCGGTCATTACTCCCATTGGAACTCCATGAGCGTGGACGCCGAGGATGTCTCGGTCGAGAGCGACGGCTCGGCGTTCGAGCGCAAGGCGTGGTCCGATCTGGTCGATGCCATTGATGAGGATGTGAAAACGATCAGCCGCCGGTTGGAAACGGACGGATACAGCCTGCTCGAAAACTGCAACCCCGCTTGGTTCGTGACGGACAAGGAGGGACAGTTCGGCGACCCCAGCCACGTCGTGTGGCGGACCTTCGAGATTGGGCGCTTCCGTGTCGTTCAGAAGCTGGTCGAGGACAACAACTTCGACGGCTATCGGTTCAATGACGGCCTTGTGAAGGCCATCGTCAAAGGCGAGACCCTGGTCTGCGGGGTCGAGGCCACGGTCTTCGACGCCGAGCGCGACATCGAACTCGGCAGCGCCAGCCTTTGGGGAATCACCGACGCCCCAAACCTCACCCGTGTCAGGCAATGCCTCCGGGAAACCACGCGCGAGGCCATCGCCGACGCTCGCGAAACCATCAACAGGTTTACGGGGAGGGCGGCATGACCATCATCGTCTGCACCTACCAGCGCCAGGACGGCCACAGCGTTGTCCTGATCCAGCATGGCCGGATCGAAACGGGGCACGCGCTGTGTCCGGCGATCTACCCGGTGGACCAGTTGCTCCAGCCGGGCGTCCTGCCATGGTCCACAGGGTCTTTTCCAACCTCAAGACCTGGGCGCTCGGCGTCTATCACGGCCTGCGGCCAAAGCCATCTTCAGGCCTACCTCGACGAATTCGTCTTCCGATTCAACCGGCGGTCAACTCCACACGCAGCCTTCCGATCCTTCCTCGGGATCGCCATCGCCAAAAAACCCGCAACTTACAATATGTTGATTGCACTGGACGCTCATGGATAAGCCATATCAGATAAATGATAATAAAAAGATTTTATTTCCCTCCTTCCGCCGAAGCCGTCTTTTGATTACAGACTAGACTAAGTTTTACCTGAAGAATATCGTCATATTCTTTTCGGAATACTAAATCAGAATTCCGTATCTTCTGCATATCCTCGTATATATCCGAAATATGTTCTATAACTGTCACTATGTTATCTGGACCACCAATAGGAGCGCTGTAAATTTTCTTACTTACTATCGAATCTCTATCTTGATATTTCGTTTTCGGTAAAATATTAATGTAATTACTCTCTCCCATTTCCAATAATGGAAAAGTCATTTTGCATAATTCCGATCTAGAAGCTTTCGATGCCTCCACAAGAAAGTTGCTTCTTGTTTGATTTTTTGTCTCAGCTACAGAAATTTGGTTGACCCAATAAGCCACAACTGCTGCCATGATAGCGGCGATGACAGCAGCTAGACCCGCAGGTATATCTTTTTTTAGAAATCCCATCATCATCCCAAGAAACCTTATCATTATGCAGCGCCAATTCCGAATGATATCTGAATATTACTGTGCTTAGACAACGCTTATTCCCGGTACCGAAGAGTAATCGCGGCTTGTTTCGGCGGCAACAAGAAGGTTATTTGTCCGAACTGATGATCTCATTCCATATATATCATAGATATCAGCCGTTCGTGGAGCCACCTCATAGGGACTTGACCCAGAGAAGATTCGAGGTTGACCACTGCTAATGCGCCGCCATTCGTCAATCGGAAGGCGATGCGCACGATGCAGCGATATGTTATTGAATGCGTTAATATCAACTCTTCCATTCTGCGATTTGTCCGAATCATTTAATAAGGCGATTCGTCCACTAGCAGGTTCTTCAACCGACCACAAAGTAGCAACAGAGAAAATCCCGATCATCGCCAAAAGAAGTGCCGGAATAAAAGCCTCTGCTTCCCTGGAAGTGAATGTCCCTGTACCAACAACAAGAAGTCCAGTAGCAAAACCAGCGGACTTCACAAAATTTCGTCGGGAAATATCTAGGATGGGTGCTTTTGAAGAAGAGATAGAGCTTGGCTTATAGCTATGGAAAACCTCGTCAAACTCCCGAAGGGCTACTTTGTTTTGAAGCATTGCGATGGGAAAGCTTGCAACCCTTTTTGTTTCGAGCATCATCATAAATCAACCTCAATTTTTAGTTTTGAGCGATTTGCGTCAAAAAATGGTAAATCATATGCCAGAAAGAATCAACAGGCTATGCGATATCCACCCAACCGCCTTGAAATTTATATGCCCACAAACTAAATAACTTTAGGGTGTTTTTGTCGTTCTCCGCTTTCTTATTGGGACCTATCGTTGAATTGCGGTAAAATTCTTAAAGGCTACCTTCGATCTTTTGAATGGGTCACCTTTAAAAAATACCCCTGGTTTCCCTACTGAATTTGGTGTATTTAAACGTATCGATCCGACCAAAACGCCATTTACGTAACCTCTTACAGTTTGTCCATAATGTATAATAGTCAGATTATTTTCACCACTATTTATTGATGAACTCCGTTGCCAACCCGTCCAGTTTTTTTCTGATTCATATAGATACCATTGATCTTCAGAAACTCCAAAAAATCCGCCAATAAAGCGAAGCTCGACTGGCCGATCTGTGTCATTACTGATGCGATTCAATGATACCGTCAGCAAATAAGGCGCCTTCAGTACAGCATTATATTCAAAACTAGCATATGACCATGAGCTAGCCTGCCCGCCAGTAGCAGCGACAAACTCACCTTCTTTCCATTCTATTATATTTCCAGCTTCGATGCGCCATTGCTCGACGGGTTTCAGAAATATAGAAGCCTTTTCAGAAGGTTTCTTCGAGTAATAATTTAGTCCACCCCCTCCTATAGGCCTGCTTTCACAAGAAGATAAAAATATTGCTGCGCTTATAAGAAATGAAAATAAAAATTTTTCTCCCGTGATAATAAAAATACTGCAAATTTTTTTATTTATGTTTTCTAATTTTTTGATATTCATAAGCATCATTTGACTCCTAAAATTTTTTGCAAAACTGTCCAAGGATAAATCACAACCGTGCCATATAAATTTTCCCCTTTTTGCGAAAAAAATTGCAACCGAAAAGCCTCTGTACGATTCTAAATCTCCTATTTTTCGAACGACCTGAGAATCAGAATACCTTTTTCAACGAGATTGATGGCTTCGTACAGCAGCATATCGACCTTAAGGTATCCACGCACCATAGAATTTTCACGAAAATAAATGGGCATCGTAGAATGAAATTTATATAGGTAAGAATTAGTATATTTTCTGAAAACAACAGATAAATCTGAAATTATGGTGTAATAATTATAAAAAAATCGAGATAAAATCGAAATCGGATTTATAGCATTGATAGATAGCGCCAATTCAATGAAAATACATCAAAATCGGACGAATGGTTAACCGAACTCAATTATATTTCTAATAATTTCTTACCGATCTCTACGTCATCGCGCGCCAGAATGGGCGGATAGGGCGATCCAGGGAGGCGCTATAGCAGGCCGCCCACAGCCCGACGAGGACAGGGGGGCAGACGGGGAAGCAGCGTTACCATGGCAGGGTGCGCACCCCAACGGCCCTGATGCAACGGCAGGCCAACGCACCACAGGACCTACCCCACCCGCGCGCCCTCTGGACGCGGGAGAGAGGGTGCCCCCAGCCCCATAGAGGGCCGACAGCCTCCCCCACCCCAGGGCTGTTCAACGCTGATCTTTGGATGCTGACAGCGGTCGATGGGCTGGTAAAAAAGAGATTCCTTCGACGGCTTTTGTCTGAATCTATGGCGGGCAACCATGCACGAGGGTTGACTGCCCTTGATCCCGTCGCCGCCGCGTTGGCCTCCGTCAATCAGGCCGCCGCCCAGATCGGCGAACAGGCGACCGCCCAGGCCGCCGCTGCCCAGCAAGCCGCCGCCGCCACGGCGGTGCCGGCCGTCGCCAACACCCACGCCCTCGCCCCGGTTCAGCCGGGCAAGCGCCTCTCCATGGACGACGCCCTGGAGATGACCGGCATGGCGGTCGAGGCGTATCTGAACCTCACCGAGAGCGCCATTCAGGTCGGCAAGGTCGGCTTCCACGAGAAGCTGGTCGTCGGCATCGACATCACCGAGGTCCAGCCGTTCTACGGCGTGTCGTGGGGCAACCCGGCCAAATATGGCCGCTCCTACGACCGCGTGCTCACGGTCGGCGGCGGCTCCTGGGCGCAGACGCTTCAGGCCGCCTCCGCCGACCCGGCCAAGGCGGGGTCGGAGTACATCTCCTACGAAATCCCGATGACCGTGGTCGAGGCCGGCACCGTCATCGGCTTCAGCCCGAGCGTGACCAACGCCAAGGATTTCAAGGCGCTGGTCCAGCAGGCCAAGGCCCAGGGACTGACCCGCATCAAGGTCGAGCTGACCCACAAGCTGAAGACCAACACCAAGGGCAAGTGGGGCAGCCTGATCTACAAGCTGGTCGGCGAATGGGAAGAGGACGGCGAGTAAGGGCGGAACCGGGCGGGGTCGAAAGACCCCGCCTCAACGGTGGAGTTGCCGATGATCTCCTCTCACTTCTGGCACTCGTTCCTTGCCCATCCCCTCATGGCCGTTCTGCACCTCATCGGCGCTCGGCAAACGGGGGACTGGGTTCACGATCACCTCATCCGGGAGCCGTAAGATGATCCGCATCTATGACGGCAATCTCGTCGTCCGCCAGCGCCTGGAAACCGACACCACCGGGTTTTGCCTGCGCAACCTGTATCTGGAAGCGGCCAACCCCCACGGCGTCTTGGACATCTGGGTGTTCGACCACCCGGCGGGCAACGCCAAGCGCCGGGACATCTACCCCGACTACAAGGCCAACCGCGAACCGCCGGCCGAGGACGTGCAGGCGTTCATGCGTCTCTGGCAGGAGATGGTGAGGCTGACCCCGGCCTTTTCCTGCATCGTCCCCGGCTATGAGGGGGACGACGTGATGGCCCACCTCGCGATCCGCTACGCGGTCCAGCACCAGCAGACGGTGGAGGTGGTGACGCGAGACGCCGACATCCGGCAGCTCGAACAAATCCCCCGCATCACCGTCACCGCCCAATCCCTGAAGGATGTGCCGCCAAACCTGATCCGCCTCTACAAGGCGACGGTCGGCGACCCTTCGGACAACATCAAGGGTGTGCCTGGTTTCGGGGTGAAGACCTGGGAAGGCTGCGACAAGAGAGCGTTGCGCGACTGGTTCGAGGCCCCCTTCGACGCCGCCCCGCCGACCGATCTGCCGCCCAAATGCAAGAACGCCATGGCCGCAAACCCGGCGCACTTCCAGGCCCTCTACCGGCTGGTCGGCTTCCTGCCCATCGAGACCGAGCTGGTCAACCAGCACCTCGTCGCCGGGCGGCACGACCCGGACGCCGTGGAAACCATGCTCGCCCAGTATCTCATGTGAGGCCCGGATGTCCGTCGCGTCCTGCAAGACGGTCCTGGTGGACCGCACGAACATCCACGTCCTGAAGCCGGTCATCATCGACCTCGTGTCAAAGGCCGCGTTGACCGGCCTCGACATCGAGACCCACGACGCCGACCGGCACGAGGGGCTGAACCGTTTCATGCGGTGCGACGGCGACGGGCGCAAGGCGAAGAACCGCAAGCTGGTCTTCGACGCCCGCCGCACCACGGTCACGGGCCTGTCGCTCCACCCGGACGGCGCCGATTACGCCTTCTACTTCAACCTCGCCCACGCCGACGTGGAGAACCGCCTGACCTGGGCCGAGGTGAAAGAGGTGCTGGATGCCCGGCCCGCGACCGGCTACTGGGTGATCCACAACGCCGCCTTCGAGCGGGTGATGATGCGCGCCGCGCTCGGCTACGACGTGACCCGCTATGTCTGCACCCTTCAGATGGCGGTGTCCGCCTACGGGCCGGACAATTACGACCTCAACCGCTTTTATGCCGCCGACTTCGCCCCCGTCCGGCCGCTGCTGTCCGACGCCCAGACGCTGTTCAGGACCTACAGCTACGGCGACGAGATGACCACGCCGCAGGCCGAGCTGTTCGCCAAGATCGTCGGCAAGGAGAGCGACGCCAGCTACTCCTACAACGGTTTGGTCCATGGCGTCGCCTGGGGCTACGGCCTGAAGCAGGCGGTCAAGTCCTGGTTCGGCCACCAAATGTCCAGCTTCGCGGAAACCCTGGGCGAGAACGTCCATATGGGCCAGCTCACCGGCGCCGAGGTCTCCGAATATGGGGCCGAGGACTCCTTCTGGTGCCTGAAGCTGTACCACCGGCTGCTGGACTTCATGCTGCGGGACAACCCGCAGGCCGCCCAGGCGTATTTCACCCAGGAACTGCCGGCGGTCGAGGTCTTCGCCGACATGAATTACCAGGGCTGGCGCCTGAACCATCCCGCCGTCGAGGCCCGCCGCTTGGTCGAGCGGGTCGAGACCGCCAAAATTCTCCGTCAGCTCCGCGCCGCCTGCGCCGCGCTGCTCCCCTTCCCGGACGACCCCCACGAACGGTTGGTGACGCACGAGAGTTGGTATGGGAAGTCGTGGGCGAAGAAACGCCGGGCCATCGAGAGCTGGGTCGCGCTGGGCGACAGCGCCGACGACTGCACCGAGGTGACGCGGCTCGCCGGGTCGATGTCGGAGGGATGGTCGGGGGCCAAGACCAAGGGCGCCCTGAACGTCACCTACTGGCAGACCGCAAGGGCGCTCCTCTACGATCTGTGCCGGGAAAAGCCCATCGTCATCCAGGGCAAGGTCCAGTCCGACGCCGATTGCCGGGGCAAGCTGGTCATCCGCCTCCAGAAACGGATCAAGGAGGAGGGGGAAAGCCCGGAGACCACGGCCAAGCTGGCGATCATCGCCAGCCTGTCGGCCCTGGCCTCCATCGAACAGCGCTCGAAGCTCTACATCGAGCCGTACCTGATGCTGTGCGACCCGGAGACGGGCCGCGTCTACCCGACGATTTCTTCCAAGCTGGCGACCCGGCGCATGGCGATGGAGACCCCGAACGGGATGCAGCTCGCCAAGCGTGGCGAGTCGGTGTTCGTCCGGGGCTTCTTCCTCGCCGACAACGACCGCGAGGTCCAGGTGTCCGAGGACTGGTCGAGCATCGAGCTGGTCACGATTGGCGAGATGTCCCAGGACCCCGAATTCAAACGGGTGTTCGGCCAGCTCCCCTATGAGGATCTGCATCTGGGCGCCGCCGCCGACGCCCTGGCCGTCGTCATTCCCGAGATGAACGAGGAGCTGCTGAAGGCGCTCGACGGCCTGGACGTGGCCGCCGTCCAGGCCATCAACCCGCGCATCCTGATGAACCGGGCGGGCGAGGTGATGGAGCCGGCCAAGGCCAAGAAATACTGGCGCACCGAGGTCGGCAAGGGCAGCAACTTCAACTACTGGTACTCAGGCGCTTTGTCCACCGTGGGCGAGCGGCTGGGCTGGTCGCCCGACCAGATGTGGGAAGCGACCGACCGCTACCGGAACCGTTTCCAGACCGCCGAGGCGTGGCGCACCGACCTGATCGGCTTCGCCCGCCGCCACGGCTACGTCCAACTCCCGGACGGCCACCGCCGGGTGCGCTTCGAGGCGACCGACCATTGGGCCACGGCGATGCGCCAGAAGTTCAGCCAACACCTGACGCAGAAGGGGCCGAACGACTTTTTCGCCAAGCTGCTGTCGGCGATCCAGCGCCGGGCCTGGAACCAGTCGGTCAACGCGATGATCCAGGGCACCTGCGCGGCGATGATGAAGCGCACCCTGGTCCGGCTGCACAAGGAGGCGCGGGCCACCGGCTGGTTCCGGCTGATCGCCCCCATCCACGACGAGGTCGTGGCCTCGGTGAAGGTCAAGCACCTGCACGACTACATCCGCCTGAGCCGGGAGATCATGTGCGACCACCCCGACCTGTTCCCGACCCTGCCGCTGCACTGCACGGTGTCGGTGGGCAAGACCTTTGAACCCTTCGACGCCGTGAAGGCGCCGAAGGGGCAGATCGAACTGGACGAAGCGCCGAAGGTCGATTGGTTGCCGAGGGAGAAGTGGGGTAAGGTGCTGGGGCGCGATGAGGTGGATGCGGTGATGACCTACCTTGAAGGTGTGCGATGAGCGATGCCCTTTACGAAACCGATTTCTACGCCTGGGCCAATCAGCAGGCGGCGCTGCTGCGCACCGGCAAGCTGACGCAGGCCGACATCGAGCACATCGCCGAGGAGATCGAGAGCATGGGCAAAGCCGAAAAGCGCGAACTCGTCAGTCGGCTGACCGTGCTGTTGCTTCATCTCCTGAAATGGCGCCACCAGCCGGAGCGGCGCGGCAAATCATGGAGCGCGTCCATTCGGGTGCAGCGCCGGGATTTGACCCGGCACCTCGCCGACAACCCGTCCCTGAAGGCGAAGCTGGACGAGAGCATCGCTGACGCCTACGGCGACGCGGTGATCCAGGCCGGCGCCGAAACCGACCTCCCGGAAGATGTGTTCCCGGTCGTCTGCCCCTGGTCCTTCGAGCAGATGATGGCTGAGGATTTCTGGCCGGAGTGATTGAAGGGCATCGGGAAAGCGTCACGCCAGTTGTCTGGACAATGAACGGCTTGGCCGTTCAAGTAGAAAAGATAGCAAAGCCCCCCTAACCCGGTCCCCGCTCCCCACTCACCCAAACCCTGGGCAGGATGTTTCCACAGCATCCACAACGCCCAGGGCCAGCATGTCGTCCCACACCAACACCGGCGCCCAGGCGGAAGACGAGTTCGAGCGCCACTGGCAGAGCCAGGGCAAGGCCGCTCACCTTCTCCGCTTCCGGGACAACAAGGACATCCGGGGCCTGAATCGGGGCAAGGCGCTGGCCGCCTTCAAGCAGCCCTCCGACTACCTTCTCACCCACCAGGGCGTCACGCTGTACGCCGAGGTGAAGTCCAGCGCCCACCCAACCGCCTTCGCCTTCGGCCTGATCGCGCCCTACCAGCTCGGCAGCGCCGAGCGGATCGTCGTGGCCGGTGGCCGGTACGACTTCTTCGTCCGCCGCCTGCATCCCACCGAAGGCCGCTGGTTCCGTCTCCCCGCCCGCGTGGTTCTGAGCCACCCCCGCCGGTCCATGTCCTGGACCGAGCTGCAACCCCATGCCGTCGAGATCCCATGCCGCACTACATGATCGACATCGAGACGACCGGCACCCGCCCGGATCGCGCCGCCATTCTCCAGATCGCCGCCGTCCGCTTCGACCCGGTGGCCCGGACCATCGACCATGACGGCCTGTTCAACATGTGCCTGCGGATGCCGGGCTGGCGCTTCTGGGACGACGACACCCGCACATGGTGGCAGGCACAGAACCAGGACGTCTTCCAGCGCATCCTGTTCAACGCCCAGGACCCGCGCGCCGTGACGCACGCCTTCCTCCACTGGGTGAACGCCGACCACGCAAAGATCGACGACCGTTATTTCTGGGCCAAGAACGCCGCCTTCGACTTCATGTTCCTGGCCTCCTACGGAACCGACTACGACACCGGGATGCCCTTCTCCTACCGGAACGTGAACGACATGAAGGCGTTCATCCGGGGCCGCTGCTTCCCCGAGGACATCCCGGTCATCGACCAAGCGCCGACCGATCAAGCCCACGACGCCATCGTGGACTGCATCATGCAGATCGACTGGCTGTTCAAGGCGCTCGACGCCACCCCGTAATTCCCCTCCGCCCCTGGAGACAGACATGCGTCTGGAGATCAATGGTCTCCAGGTGGAGGCGCTTGGCGACCCCCACCTGGGCAAAAAATTCGTCAACGGCGTGCCGCTTCACCGCCGGGGTGAGCGGGAGGCGATGGTCTGGCGGGACTTCCGGGCCAGCCTCGCCAAGGACTGCGACCTTCACGTCACGATGGGCGACATTTTCGACAAGGCGGTCGTCCCCTTCAGCGTCATCCTCGACGCCGCCATGGCCTACCGGACGGCGGCGACCATCAGCCCGCACACCCGGTACGTCATCCTCATGGGCAACCATGACGGCAGCCGGGACGCCGATTTCCGCTCGGCCTTCGATGTGTTCGCCGCCCTGGTCCAGGACATCGCCAACCTTCACGTCGTCCGTCAGTCCGCCACGATCATCGCCGGGCTTGCCTTCTGCCCCTGGGACCCGTTCGTCACCGCCGAGGCGATGATCGCCGACGTGCCGGACGACGTGGCGGCGGTGTTCGGGCATTGGGACATCATCGACGTCGCCCGCCAGTCCCACAATTTCCTGCCGGTCGAGTGGCTGTCCAAGCGCCCGAACGTCCGGGTCTTCACCGGCCACGACCACAAGGCCCGCGTCGAGCGGGTCAACGGCGTGACGGTCAACATCGTCGGTTCGATGCAGCCCTTCGCCCACGGCGAGGACGCCGATGACCAAGAGCCGCTGTACCTCACGGTCACGCTCGCCGAGTTGGAGCGCGACGAACCGGAACGGTTCATCAACACCTGCGTCCGCCTCGACCTGAAGCCGGGTGAGGCGCCGCCGGACCTCGACTGCCTCCAGCTCACGACCCGGCGGATCACCGAAGAGGGCGAGCCGGAGGAGCTGACCGTCGCCTTCGACAGCTTCGACATGGAGGGCCTGTTCAAGGGCGCCCTCGGTGAGGCCGGGGTGCCCGACGACATCGGCGCCCTGGTCCTGACCCGCTATCTCGAAACCCGCCTGAAGGATGCCGAATGATGAGCGCCCTTTTCACCGCCCTGCGCGAGGGCGGCATGGACGATGCCCTTCAGCACCTCGCCGCCACCCAGCGTGAACGCGACGAGGCCCGCCAGCGGGTCGCCCAGTTGGAGCGCCGCGTCACCGACCTCCTCGACGCCAACAACCGCGAGGTCGAGAACCGCCGCTTCCTCGCCAACCGGATGCGCCAGTCCGCGCGGCTGCTGACCGCCCTGGCCCAGACGGGAGACCCGAAAATCCTCGCGTCCATCCACACGTTGCTGGAGGTGTGAATGCTGCATCACCTGCACATCAAGAATTGTTTCACCCACGCCGACCGGCGGGTGGAGTTCGCCCCCGGCCTGACCTGCATCACCGGCCCCAACGAGATCGGCAAGTCCCTGCTGCTGGAGATGGTCGCCTACGCCCTGTTCGGCGCCGTCGCCCTCCGGGGCAGCCGACCGGACGGGCTGTTCGTGGAGTTGGGCTTCGCGGTGAAGGGCGTTCCCTACCGCGTCACCCGCCAGGGCGCCAAGGCGCTGCTGCTGCGCGACGGCGCCGAGCTGGCGACCGGCACCAAGCCGGTCAACGCCGCCATCGTCCGGGTCCTGGGCTACGACCACACCGTCTATGGCATGGCGAACCTCTGCGCCCAGGGCCAGATCGAGGCGTTGGGCGCGATGAAACCCGCCGAGCGGAAGAAGGCGGTGGACCAGACCATCGGCCTGTCGGTGCTGGACGAGATCACCAAATGGTGCGGCGATCAGGCCCTCGGCTTCACCCGCGAGGCCGACACGCTGGAGCGCCTGCTGGTCAAGCCGATCCCGCCGGAGCCGCCGGAGGGGGCGCCCGTCACCGCCGCGATGGTCGCCGCCGCCGAGGCGGACGAGCGCGAGCGGATCGAGCTGCTGGCCTGGATCCGAAACGAACCAACCGTGCCGCCGGAGCCGGTCGCCCCCGGCGCGGAGAGCGCGACAACACTCCAGTCCCTGGTCGATGAACGCCAGCAACTCGCCCTTCAGGTCGCCAGCCTGAAGACGCAGGCCGACGCCATCCCCGACGCCGCCATGACCGAGGACGAGATCGCCCTGGCCGAGGCCGGGTGGACGGCCTTCCACCGCGCCCAGGAAAAGGCCCGCGCTCTGGCCGGGCTGGTCGAGCCGACCCTGACCGAGGCCGAGATCGCCGCCGGGCTGTCGGGCTGGGCCGCCTTCCATCGGTCGGAGGAGAAGCGCAAGGCCCTGGCCGGACTGGTCGAGCCGACCATGAGCCGCGCCGACTGCGACCAGCTTCTCGCCCAGTGGGACGCCCACGACCGCTGGACCCAGCGCCAGAAGCTGGCCGAACATCTGAGCCAATGCCCGAAATGCGGCCATGAATGGGCCGACGACGCGGCGTGGGACCGGGTGAAGGACGCGCCCGAGACGGCGCGGCCCGCCCGCCGCCCCGATTTGCGGGTGCTCGACGCCTGGGAGGCGAGCGCCGACCTGCGCGCCGAATACGCCGCCGTGCCGGACGCCGCGAAGCCGGGCGTGCCGGAGCTGACCTACCAAAAGGCACAGCTCGCGCTCACCGCCTGGAAAGACAGCGCCGACCTTCGCGCCCAGTTCGCGGGAGTCCCGGACGCCCCGATGCCAAAGGTCACGGAAGCCGCCCTCCGGCTGGCCCGCAACGCCCTGGCCGAAGCCGCCCGGAAAGCGGCGCTGGTCACGGCGATGACCGGGATCGCCGCCCGCTTCGTCGCCTTGCCCGACCGGACGGCGGACCTCGCCGCCCGCCGCCGCTACGACGCCGACCACGCCGCCTGGGCGGTGGCCGTCCAGCGGCACGGCGTCTGGCTGACAGAGCGGGTCGCGAAGAACCTCCGGCTGGACGCCCTCGGCGACACCGGAACCACCCTGGCCCAACTCCGCGACGCCCACCAGCGATGGGCGATCTTCGAGCGGGAGGTCGCCGCCTTCGAGAAGGCCCACGCCCAGTATGAACAGGGGGCGGCCAACCTGAAGGCGGCCCGCGAGACGGCCGAACACTGGTCCAACGCCAAGAAGGCGGTCGCCGACCTCCGGGTCCGGGTGAAGGCGTATCTCCTGCCGAGCCTGAACAAGGTGGCGTCCCTCCTGATCGGTCAGATGACCGGCGGAAAGCGGACCAGCGTCCTGGTGGACGAAGATTTCGACATCCGGGTGGACGGCCAGCCGGTCAACACCCTGTCGGGGTCCGGCAAGGCGGTCGCCAACCTGTCCCTCCGGGTCGCCCTGGGTCTGGTCCTGACCAACCGGGTCTTCTCGGTCTTCATGGGCGACGAGCTGGACGCCAGCATGGACAAGGACCGCGCCGGCTGCACCGCCGAAGCCCTGGCCCGCCTGACCGAGACGGTCGGTCAGGTCATCGTCGTCTCCCACAAACCGTTTGACGCCGACAACAACATCGACCTGGGGGTGTCAGCATGACCTCTCCGGTCCCGGAACTTCTCACTCCGGCAGAAGCCGCCCGCTTGCTGCGATGTTCATCCCGCTACGTCCAAACCCTTTGCGCAGCAGGGAAAATTGGCGCCCGGCTGATCGCTGGCCGCTACCTGATGACGCAACAAGACCTGAACAATTATATCGACGGATCGAAGGTGGCGACATGCCCAAGCGCAACCCCGGCGCCCGGCTTGAATGGCGGGAGGATCGGAGTCTCTGGGAAATCATCTGGTACGAACGTGGGCAACGCAAACGCAAGTCAACGGGCACTGATGACCGCCGAGAAGCTGCTCTCCGACTCTCGGAACACCTTGCGGCGCTCCCCGCCGGGCCGCAACGCCCAAGAGATCCCAGTGAAAGGTCTATAGCCGAGGTCTTGACCGCCTACGCGGAAGGGCGTGGAAGCGATGTCGCGGACGCCGAACGGCTCGCCTACGCTTTGAAGGCGCTGGTGCCGTTCTGGGGTGAGTTGCAGGTCGGGGATGTCACGGAGACTCTTTGCAAAGCTTACAAGAACCAGCGCGGCAAAGCGGATGAAACGGTGCGGCGGGAATTGACGGTGTTGCGTGCCGCGATCAACTTCGATTTCGATCATGGCCGTCTCACACGTCCAGTTCCCGTTTGGCTGCCATCGCCCGGTGAACACAAGGATCGTTGGCTTACGCGGAGAGAAGCCGCCGCTCTGATCCGGGCCGCCCGCGCAGAGCCACGAAGTCGGCGTCATCTGCCACTGTTCATTCTTCTTGGTCTCTACACAGCCGCACGGAAAGAGGCGATCTTGTCGCTCAGATGGTCGCAGGTTGATCTGGAGCGCGGCTTGATCGACCTCAATCCACCCGGTCGGGGACGCACGGACAAGGGGCGTCCAATCATTCCCATTCCCAAAAGACTATCCACGTTCCTGCGGCATGCGCAGAAGCACACCAGCATCAGTCATGTGGTGACGTTCCATGGCAAGCCGGTGCAGGACATCAAAAGGGCGTTTGCCGCTGCCTGTCGCTCAGCCGCTTTGGAGGACGTGACGCCTCACACGTTGCGACACACCGCCGCCACCTGGATGGCCCAAGCGGGCGTTCCGATGCTGGTGGTTTCACGCTTCCTCGGCCACACCGATTCGCGGACGACCGAGCGCGTCTACGCCCATCATTCGCCCGACTATCTGGCGTCAGCACGGGAGGCTTTGGATCGCCGCCGGTAG